ATGAACGTGAAGTTTTCCCGAATCCCCGAGCTTGACCTGCTTCGGTTCCTTGCTGCGCTCGCCGTCGTGTTCTTCCATTACGCGTTCCGTGGCTACGCGGCCGACGACATGACCGTGATGCACTATCCGTCGCTCGAGCCGATCGCGCGATATGGGTATCCGCTCTACCTGATCCACCAGAACGTCGGGTACATGCTGTTCAACCTCGTGCGCGCGCTGGCGAACCGGGACGTGATGTTCTGGGGTGTCATCGCGGCGGCGATCGGGTTTTCGGTGCTCGTGCATGTCGCCGTTGAGAAGCTCGCGGCGAGACCGTTGAAGCGCGGCGTTGCGCGCGGGCTCGACGCGCTGCAAGGTTACGCGCTGGCGTTGCGCGGGCGCGCGCGGCAGTGATTGACGGGTGGTTCCGCCCATCCGTATTCGATGCCGGCGGCCTGCTTGATGCGCAGGACGCTGTTGAAGTTCATCCCCTTCCACGAGAACGTGTTGTTGTTCCCGGCGCCGATGTACAGGAGCGCCATCAGGTGCGCGGCGCGCTTCTTGTCCTTGCTCCCGCTGTCACGCACGCGGATGCTCACGTTGCCCGTCGAACTAGTCGTGTGCGGGTAGAAGATTAGGCGCACGCCCGGCGCGGCGAAGCGGAACGCCTCGTAGTCGTGCGCGCTCCACGTCAGCTCGCCGCCGGCGTCGGCGAGCACATTGAGCGCGATGGCAAATTCCCGCTTCGCCATGCGCTGGTATTTCCCGGCGTTCGAATCGCGGCTCAATGCGTGACCTCCATTCCCATTCTGTCGTCGTGCGGCGCCTGATCGGCGGGTAGCCCCGCGGCGGCGGCGCGCGCGCCGGCGACCGGCCGCGCCTGGGTGGCAGCGACAGGTTCGGCGACACGAGCCTTGCTCACGATGCCGGCCATGCGGGACGGGCGGCGCTGATCCTGCTCGGCGCGTTGGTCGGTGACGGCAGGCGTGGCCGGCGTCGCGGGTGCGGAAGGTTCGGCCGGCGCCACGACGAGCGGCGCGTCGTCGACACGCGAGGCGAAGTCAAAGCCCATCGCCTCGTTGTCGTGCTGGATCACGCGCTCCAGCCGCTCGCTGCTGGTCGGCAGGAGCTTCGCGCCGCGCTTGATGACCGACTTGATCGCCGCCTGATCGTAGAAGGTGCCCCACATGAGGCCGTCCGGCTGCTTCGACTTGCTGCGCACCTTCTCGATGTCCCGGCGCGGCATTACCTCGCGATGCACTTCGCCGCTGGTCATCCGCACGATCATGTAGGCCGCCACGATCGGGCCGGGTTCGTCAGCACCCATGTACGGCTCGTGCTCGATGTGCGGATTGTCACCGCGCACGAACTTGAAGTGATCGCGCTCGTAGACCGCCGCTGCGTCAATATCGGTGATCTCGCCCGAGTTGCGGATGACCTTGATGATGCCGCGTACCATCGGCAGGTATTGCACCATCGGCACCCAGCGTTCGACTTGCCGGTTTCCCTCTTGCACCGTCACCTTGGTGTTGTAGATGTTCAGCACTGCCTCTCGGCCGTCCGGGAACAGGCCGTCTTGTGCCGCGCGCATGCACGCGTTCATGAGCGACTGGCGGTTCGCGTAAAGCAGATCGGGGTTCATCTGCACACTGGTCAGCACCGTGCGGATGAAGCGATCGACGTCGATGTCGGGTGGGAGCGCCTTTTCGATCTCCACGCGGATGCCGCGGTTCAGCTTCTCACGGAATTCAATGTAGGGGGACGGCTTCTGCTCGGCCGGCTGCTGCTCGTTGTTCATTTGCTCGCTCATTTCTTTCTCGTGGAGTGGAGTGGTGCGGCACGACACCGCACCATATAGTTTCGTCAGGCGGCGGCCTTCTTCTCCGTGATCCGCACGTTGCGGAACGGCGGCACCGTCGCTTCGATGTGTGCGGCCGGGATTTTGCTGATCGTGATCGTCACTCGTTCTTGCGCGTCGCGATCGTATGCCTTGAACGTTTCCCTGTTCGTGCCTGCTGAAATGCCGAAGCCTGCCGCGCGCACGGTCTTCGCCGCCTCGATGATGGTCAGCAACTCGGCCTTCGCCGCCTTCTTACGCTCGCCGGCCGCCTTCTCGTCGGCGCCCGCCGTCTTGTAGTTGCGGCAAAGCTCGAATACGCGCGGGTTGTCGGTCAGGTCGAGCGTGCTGCCGTCGTTCTCGAGGTAGAGCTTGCTGATCGTGTCCGCGTCCTTCGTGTAGTTCGGCTCAGGCGCCACGCCAGCATTGACGCGGGCCCAGAAGTTCGCGACGCGTTCGACGATCATCGCACCGACCTCGCCATCGCGCTCGCGGATCACCGGCTTCGGCGTGTTGCCACCGACGAGCGGGGCGATCAGGCTCCATTCCAGGTCCGCGACTTCGAGCTGGTGCTGCACCTGGAATTCGATGTGCGGCGGCGCTTCGATGAAATCGCCGTCGTCGATCCACGTCCGGCGGAACTGTAGCCCGTCGACGTTCTTCACTTCCATGATGCCCGGCCCGTGACGCTCGAACATCGCGCGCGCTTCGTTGTCCGGGTGGCCCGGTACTAGACCGATGATCTTGAAGTCGAACGACGAGCCCATGCGCAGCGACGGGATGCGCGCGTACACCTTGAACGGCTCGACGATCAGGCCGTAGTCCTCGGCGATACCAGCCGCGATCGCGCTTTCGAGCCGCGAGCCCCATTTCATCCGCTCGTTTTCTTCGAAATCCTTGGTGAGGCGCCCGGTTTTGATCTGATGAAGCTCGAACTCGGTGAGGTAGGGGGATGCATCGAACAGCGCGGCCGCTTCAGTGGACGTCAGGTCCTTCGCGCGCATCGCGAGCCATTCGTGCTCGCTGTTGAAGGTCAGGGTTTCTCGAATCATCTTCACGGCGGTCGCTCCTTCGAATAAAGGTGTGGTGTGGTATGGTTTGGTGCGATACATGAGGGCGAGAGGAGACCGGTCCTACTTGGTCAAGACTGGTATCCCGCTATATCGCTGTAATTTCATTGTATGGCTGCATGGTTCGAAAATGCAACCGTTATTTTGTTATTGCGACCGCTGAGAGTGAGGTGTTGGTGGGGGGCGAGGGTTAGAAGCGCGCCACGAGCAGCGGCGCGGCCCATTCGAGCTCGCAGTTCTCGCGCGTGAAGGGGCCGGAAAGGTTGTAGGTGCCTTCGCGGTAACCTCGCTTGATGGTTGCGACCACGGCCGGCCCGTCCTTGATCTTCGTTGCGCAGAAGCGGCCGAAGGCCTCGGGCTGAACGCCGTCCGGCCGCGTACAGAACATGACCCATCCATCCATCCAGGATAGCGGGGTATCGGCCGTCCGACACTGAATCGCGACCGCATCGTCCGGCAAATCATCGGGTGCTTCGGTGCGCTCGATAACCGAGGCTGCCTCATTCAGCGTGAGGGTGCCGCCCGCGCCTACGTAGCCAACGACATTGACGCGTTGCCCGGACGTTGGGCGTACGTCGACGCCGGCGTTGGCTGCGACCTCGTGAAACGGGACGCCGAAGATCTGGGAAATCTGCGCCGCCTCATCCAGTTGGAGTTTCCGCTTGCCCGCAAAGGCCAGGCTCAGTTGCGAGTGCGTCATGTTCATGCGGGTCGCGAGCGCGCGAAGCGACATGCGGCGGGACGCCAGTAGATTCTCGAAATATGCCTTGTTTACTTGTGACATTGCTTGCTCCGATTCGTTTTGGTTCTTGTCCTACACCATTCTAATGGGTTTATTACCCAAATCTCTTGACATAGTGGTTTTGAAATCGCACCATAAGGACATTCAACCACCACGATGAAAGCCATGAAGATTGCAGCCGAATGCGATATCACGCCGAGCGCGGCAGCAGACCTCCGCAAGACGCTCGGCCTGACGCAGCGCCAGTTCTGGGGTTCCGTGGGGAGCAGTCAGGAAAGCGGCCACTGGTTCGAGACCGGGCGCCGCAAGGGTATCCCGCGCCCGATCCGAATCCTAATTTTCCTTCGGTACATCGCGAAGCTCGAATTCGACGTTAGCACGCCGGATGCGGCCGAATCTGTCGTCAAGGTCGGCGGGGAAATCTCCGCCAAGATCGCCGCGCAGCGCGCCGAGAACGATGCGAAGGTCGCTGCGCAGCGCGCGAGAGAGCTTGCGGCCGTCGCGAAGCGCGCCGCAGCCTAACCGAACCGTTTTCCCGCCCGGCCGCCCATCGACCGGGTTTTCTACGCAGCAGCATACCCAAGGAGAGAGCAATGGCAGGACCGAAACCGTTTAACGACACGCTCGTCCAGCTTCGCTACGGCGAACTGCACGAGGAACTGACCGACGCGATCAACGAAGTCGTCATGAAGGTCGCCAGCACGCAGAAGGCGGGGAAGATCACGCTGACGCTTGCGTTCAAGTCAGGCAAGGGCGGACAGATCGAGATCGCCGACGAGCTGAAGGTCACGCTGCCGAAGGAAGAACGCGGCAGCACGATCATGTTCGCGACGCCGGAAGGCAACCTCCAGCGCGAGGACCCGCGGCAAAAGACGTTCGAAGGCATCCGCTCGGTCAGCGACGAATTGCAGGCGCGCAAGGACGCAGCAACCGATGGCGCGCTCCAGCCGCGCGTAGCAGCCGGCGGAGCGTAAGCCTCCCGAGTATCACCGACGCAACACCCTTCAACCATGACCCATACCGTTACCGAAACCATGGAAAAGACCGATACCCAAACCGCGCTCGACGCCGGCGCTGCGCTCGCTGCCCATCGTGATGTCAACGGCACGCCCGTTGCGATCATGCCGGACGGTTATCACCACTGCGAGCTCGATCACCTTCTCGACCGTCCGACGCGCCACTCGGGCACCGCGACGCTGCTCGACGCGGCGAGCTTCATCGCCTACGTGAACGAGTTCAAGGGCGGCGCCGAGCTCAAGGCCGGCCGTCTCTCGGCCCGCCTGTACTACCGCATCGAGCCGAAGCCGCAGTTCGTCGCCGTGCTGAACGACAACACCGGCGACGCGCCGGCATGGGGCGACTTCCGCGCCGAGTACGACGCGCCGCTGTCGAAGGAATGGCTCACCTGGACGGGCTCCGACCAGAAGCACATGACGCAGGAAGAATTCGCGCTGTTCATCGAGCGCAATCTGCCCGACGTCAATGTGCCGCCGGCCGCCGACATGCTGGAAATCGCCTCGACGCTGCAAGCGAAGAAGGGCGTCGAGTTCGCGAGCGGCACGCGCCTCGCGAATGGCGAGTTGCAATTCAAGTTCGAGGAGACGATCGCGGCGAGCGCGGGCCAGAAGGGGCAATTCAGCGTGCCCGAGCGCATCGAGATCGTGATCCCGGTTTTCGACGGCTCGAAGGTCGGCGACCGCCTGGTCGCGAAATTCCGCTATCGCCTCAACGGCCCGAAGCTGACGATGTGGTATGAGCTGGACCGCCCGCATAAGGTTCTCGAACTGGCCGTGGCTGACCTGCACCAGCAGATCGCGGAAGGCACGGGCCTGCATGCGTTCAAGGGTGTGCCGAGCAAGGACTGATCGTGCATCAACAATAGCACCATGTGATACGGAATAGTGTCGCATGGTGCTGTATATCGGCCCCTCAATCGGGCGGATGCCGGAGCCCGTAACCGGCGCCTTCCCATATGCCCCTGTCGAGGCGCTGACCGTAGGCAGATTCGAACTGATACGGGTTCCACCGAGCATGGTGCGCAACGTGCTCGGTGAAGCGGGGGCAGTTGGGAGGGCCCCGGTACACAAGCCGGCGAGCGGATGCGGAGCCCGCGTATTTGCGGCCCGACCGTTTTTCAGTGCGCGCGTCGGGCTTAACCCGTCACAAGGAGCCCACCATGGCATCCGTCAACAAAGTCATCCTCGTCGGCAATCTCGGCGCCGATCCCGAAGTGCGGTACATGCCCAGCGGCGATGCTGTCACGACTATCCGCCTCGCGACGACCGACCGCTACAAGGACAAGGCGAGCGGCGACCTCAAGGAATTCACCGAGTGGCACCGCGTTGTGTTCTTCGGGCGCCTCGCTGAAGTCGCTGGCGAATACCTGTTCAAGGGCGCACCTGTTTTCGTGGAGGGGCGCATCAGGACTCGGAAGTGGCAAGGCCAAGATGGTCAGGATCGCTATTCAACCGAGATCGCTGCCGAAAATCTCCAGCTCCTCGCGCGCCGTGATGGCGGCGGAGAACGCGCGCCGGCGCAGCGCCAGGGTGGCGGACAGCAACGTGCTCCCCAGCAGCAGCGCGGCGAGCGCAACGGTTACGCCGAACAGACTGGTCGCGCCGGCCGCGCGCCCGCGCAACCGCGCGGTGCCAGCGGGTTCGACGACATGGACGATTCCATCCCATTCTGAGTTAACCATGCCTGACGAAATCGACATCGCGAACGAGCACGCCGAGCGCATCCTGAGCGCGCAGATCGCGGCGGCGCGCGCGAAACTCGCGCTCCCGGAAAATCTCACCCATTGTCTGAACGGTTGCGGCGATCCGCCGGCGGACGGCTCGCGCTACTGCTGTCCAGATTGCGCGCGCGACCACGAGGGGCGAATGCTGGTCCGCCAGCGGCAGGCGGCCCGATGAGCGAGATCACCCCGACGTTTCATGGCGAGATGCAGCTCGCCGGTTGGTCCGAGACACACACGGGCGGTTGCAAGGTTACGTTCTGGTTGCCGGACCCGGCCGACCTCGAGGCGTTTCGCACGCTGACCGTGCGCAAGGGGAATGTGGCCGGGCATCGCTTCATGGTCGCGATGGTCGAGATCGGGGACGACGAGCTGCCCGTGCAGCGGCCGGCGCCGGTGACGCAGGAAGCGGGCAAGCCTGGGTATGGACAGCACTACGCCGTGCTGTACCGCACAGGCTGGTTTCACAATCCCAAGGTTGTTTCGGCGTTCGGTGTGCGAATGGAGCAACTACCGGAGCAGCGCATCGAGGCTATCAAGCGGGCCGTCTATCTGGCGATCAGCGTCGACAGTCTCGCTGATATTCCGCCGCAGGTATTCGCTCAATTTTGCGAAGAGATCGGCATCCGCCAAACGCTTCCCGCAGCGTTCTTCTCGCCATGAAGCGTACCGCGCTTGTTCGCAAGACGCCGCTTGTGCGCGGCACGTCGACGCTGAAGCGCACGCCGTTCGCGAGCAGCACGCCGAAGCCTCGCCGCGCCGGGCCGCCCAAGGTACGCGACACGCCGCGCCCGCGTGTGGTGCCGTCGTCGCTCGGCCTGATCCACATGGGGCGCGTCGCCGAGCTCGGCTGCATCGTCTGCCTGAACCTGCGTCTCGGCCGGTCGCCGGCCGAAGTGCACCACGCGCGCTGTTTCGCCGGCGGCGGCCAGCGTTCGACCGACTTCCACACGATTCCGCTTTGCCCTCTGCATCACCGTCTCGGCGGCGCGGGTGTGGCGCTGCATGCCGGCCGGCAGACCTTCGCGCGCAACTTCGGCACCGAGCCGGAGCTGCTGTTGCAGGTGCTCCGGATTCTCGGCTTCGACATCGAACCCGAACAACTGGCGCGGCCCGACCTAGGCGCGCTTCTGTATTGCAAAAAGGAGGCAGCTTGAAAATTGAAATGGGGAAAATCCCGATCCGCATCACGCTTGATAGCCCGGCTGTCGGCGATGTATATCGCGCGAAAGGCGGACGGGGCACGACGAAATTCTTCATCATTGCCTCGATCGTCGGCAGCATGGCTCACGCGCTCGGCATCGATGGTGATGGTGTCATCGTGAGCACGACCAGCTACGGCGTGGATACGTTCGCCAGGCGCAATTTAGTCGGCCGCGTCGCCGGCATGGCCGATCTCACGCTGAATCTCGAATGGGAGGAGCTTTGACCGCGCCATCCCTCGCCGCAGCGTTCGGCGACGCACCACGGCGCCGCGCGAAGAAGCCGCGCGCGCAGCCCGAATTCGATTCCCAGGTCGCGCTGTTCGAGTGGGCGCGCATGCCGAACGTCGTGCGCTCGCTGCCCGGTCTGGACCTGCTGGAAGGCTCGATGAACGGCGTGAAGCTCACGGCCGCGCAGGCGGGTAAGGCGAAGGCGGCGGGCATGCTGAAGGGTTCGCACGACGTGAGGCTACCGGTAGCACGCGGGCGCTGGATCGGCCTGTCGATCGAGCTGAAGGCTGGCAAGGGTATGCCGACCGACGAGCAACTCGCGATCGGCACTCGGCTCGAGGCGGAAGGGTGGCGCGTTCACTTCATCTGGGACTGGCTGGAGGCCGTCCGCATCATCACGGAATACCTGAGCTTGCCGCGCCCGGACGTTACCCCTTGCAGCTCACAATCAGACTGCGCCTGACGAGCGGCCCGAGGCCGGTCGGCGTCGAGTTCCCATCCGTGTTCACTATTCGATACTTGCCGCCGCACGCCTTCGCCGCCGCGTTGTAGCAGGTCGTCCAGTCGTCCGCCGATCCGTCGCACGAGATCGCGTAGCCCTGTGTGCCGTCCGGCACCGACACTGGTTTGATGGATGCTGCGCACCCGGCGAGTGTAATCGACAGCACTACAACAATCTTCTTCATGCTTCCCCCGCATTGTTATTGAGGCTGACCGTAGCTTACAAGGTCGTCAGCAGGCAGTCTATCGGATGGAAGTTGGAATTTTGCACGAATGGTTTTGAAATCGAACCATTCATGTCATACTGCGCAGGCCAAACCGATTCAGAGTAGCCGTAGGGCAGAACGCACCCGTGACTCGCGGGCGGTTTGGCGACCAGCGTTCTGCCCTACGGCTCGTTTTCTTGGAGCCCCGTATGCACGAGATCACGATCGCGGATCGCCGGGTCGGCGACGAATCGCGCTCTGTCAACGCGCGTGACCTGCACGCGTTTCTGGGTGTCCGCAAGGACTTCTCCGACTGGATCAAAGCCCAGCTCGCCGACATCTTTTCCCAACGCATCGACTATGAGGTTTTCCCCCAGCCGGGGGAGAGCGGCCGGCCGCGCGTCGAGTACGCGCTGACGCTCGCGTGCGCGAAGCACATCGCGATGATGTCGCGCACGGCGAAGGGCGTCGAGGCGCGCGACTACTTCATCGAATGCGAGCGGCGCGCGCGCACCGCGGCGCCGGCGTTGCCGAACTTCTCCGATCCGATTGCCGCCGCGCGGGCATGGGCTGACGCGAAGGAGGCCGAGCAACGCGCCTCCGTCGAGCTGGCGCAGGCGCGGCCCGCAGTCGCGTTCGTCGAGCGCTACGCGAACGCAGCAGGCACGAAGGGCTTCCGGGAGGTCTGCAAGCTGCTGCGCATCAACGAGAACGAGTTCAGGGAGTTCCTGACCGAGCAGCGGGTCATGTACCGCCTGGGCGGCCGGCTGGTGCCGTACCAGCCGCACATCGACGCTGGCCGTTTTGAAATCAAGGCAGGCGTGACGACAGACGAGCGCGCGCATGCCTACAGCCAAACGAGATTCACCCCCAAGGGCATCGCGTGGATCGCGGGGCTCTGGTACGCGCGGGCAGCGCAGGAGGCAGCGTGACGCAGCAACGGAAGTTTCAGGGGGTGTGGATTCCGGCCGACCTCTGGCTGGACCGCACCATGTCGATCACCGAGAAGGTGATGCTCGCGGAGATTGACAGCCTCGAGGACAAGGAGCGCGGCTGCTATGCCAGCAACGCGTACTTCGCCGAGTTCTTCGGGCTGTCAATCTCGCGTGTATCCGAGATCATCAGCTCGCTGGCGGCGAAAAAGCTGGTCGACGTGCAGTTGATTCGCGACGGAAAACGGATCGTCGAGAGGCAAATTCGATTGCTTCCGCCCCCCTTCGGAAAGCCGAATACCCCTTCGGAAAACACGGCGAACCCCTTCGGAAAAGGCGATGAACCCCCTTCGGAAAAGGCGAAGGGGAATAGTACATCTAAGAACAATACAGATGAGGGTAGTAAACGATTGCGCGGCACGGATGATCCTGAATTCGAGCTGGCATGGTCGCTGTACCCGAAGCGCGCAGGCGGAAACTCGAAGGCGGATGCCTTGAAGGCGTGGCGCGCGCGGCGCGCGGCCGGCGTCGACGCAAATCGAATGATCGACGGCGCTCGGCGCTACGCGGAATTTTGCCGTGCAACGAATCGGATCGGCACCGAGTACGTTAAGCAGACCGCTACGTTCTTCGGGCCGTCGCTGCACTTCGACGACGACTGGACGCCACCGGACGACAGCGGCCGGGGGCCGCGTAATCCGGCACCCGCGCCGAGCCAATCTCACCACGAGCAAGGAGCAGGCGATGCCCGGCCGACCGTCGAGTACATCTGACGCCTTGCAGAACGTCGGCGACTTCCTTGCGCGCGTCAGCACGGGGCCGTTCCCGGCATCCGCGCGGCAGGTGCGAGAGTTCGCGCCGGAGTATGGGCACTGCGAAGAACATGGCAGGTGGCAGTTGAACGTGCTCGACGAGCAGGGGGTTGAGCGGTGGCTGCCGGAGGGCTGCCCGAAGTGCAAGAAGCAGCAGAAGGCGCGCAGCTTGATTCGCCGCGCCGACATCGCGCCGCGTTTCCAGTCGTGCAGTTTCGAGAACTACCGGACGGAGAGCGAAAGCCAGGCGCATGCGCTGGCCGTGTGTAGCGACTACGCCGCGACATTCGACCGCCAGCTCGCGGCGGGCCGCTGCATGATCCTGCGCGGGAACTCCGGCACGGGGAAGAACCACCTGTCGACCGCGATCATGCTTCAGATCCTCAACGCGGGGTTTTCCGCGCTGCGCGTCAAGGCGGCGTCGTACCTCGACGAGTATTGGGCCAAGGACTTCGGCGACCGCGAGCGGTGGATCGTGGACATGGCGAACGTCGACCTGCTGGTGATCGACGAGATCGGCCGCGCGCCGATCACACGTGCGGCGAACGACGCGTTCTTTCGCTTGATCGATGAGCGCTACGAGAAGGTGCGGCCGACCATCATCGTCAGCAACCTCGACCGCGAGGAGCTTCGTAGCACGCTCGGCGCGGCGGCCTACGATCGCCTCACGGAGGGCGGCGGCCGATTGCTGAACTTTGACTGGCAAAGCGCTCGCGCGCACCGCGCGACGTAAAACGACAACAAAGCATCTTGACGTTCGTCTTTTATGGTTCGATAATCAAACCAACGGTTGCAAAATAGGATCGCTGAGATGAACAAATATAACGATTTGCTTCGGGTTGCCAGCGGCCCGCAGCCGATTGAACTCGTGATGGCCGGGGCCTTTCTCCTCTGGATTGGCGTGCTGATCGGCATTTCGTTGTTCGGGAATCCGTAATCCGCCCGAGCGGGCATTCATGCGCCGAGAGGCGCGAAGGAGAAGGAGTGAACGTAATCATCGATGGTGTGCAGTACGTACCCGCGCCCGCGCCGTGCGCGAACCCGGAAGCTCTCGATGTCCGCTTCCACTGCGACGACCTCGGCCGCGAGGTCAGCATCCGCGAGTACCTGGGCGAGCTGCTGACGACGCTCTGGAATGAGGGCGAAGGCTTCAGTGGCAAGCGGCCGTTCGGAAATAGCGGCTGGTATCTCGACCTGTACTGCGCGCTCGTTGCCGCCGGGCAGCTCGACGGAGAGCTCGACGACGATGGCTGTTTGGTGAAGTGCGACCAGCGCAAGGGTGACGAGATCGTGCGCGGCCTGATCGGCACCATGTTCAGCAGGAGCTGACCATGATCGCCGCCCTGCTGACGCGCATCCGCGCGCTGCTGCCGAAGCGCCGCGTGCGCTTCTTCTGGATCGGCGAGGAGTCGGAGGTCTACGTCGCCCGCAGCCTGGAGGAGGCGCTGGAGGCGTTCGCCCAGCCCGAGGACATCGCGGATCAAGCCTACGGCGAAGTGAGCCGCTACCGCACGGTCTGCTGCCGCCACGAGGAAACCGGCGAGACGCGGATCGAAACGCTGGAGGAGATGGCGCGCGAGTGCGTCATCCCGAACCTCCTGCTGTCCCAATACTGCTGACCAACAGCCCGGCCGCGCGCCTGGCGCTACGAAGGAGAGAGAAAGTGACGAAACACCAAGACCCAGCGGGCATGACGCCGTATGCCGCAGCCTGCCCGTCGAGCGACGAAGCCGGCGCGGCGGCCGAGCGCGCAACGAATCCCGGAACCGAGATCACGGCGCTTCCGCCGGCGCAGCGCGCGCTCGTCGCGCTGAAGTCGACGGCCACCGAGGAAGCGCTGAAGGCGCTGATCCTGCGCACCAGCGCAATCACCGCGCCGCCGGTCGATAAGGCCGGCCGCGAGGAGGTTCACCGCGCCGCGATGGATCACAAGAACGCACGGCTCGCGATCGAGAAGGCGGCCAAGGCCGCGACAGAGGACGCGAAGGCGTTCACGAAAGCGGTAAGCGCCGAGGAAAAACGCCTGATCGCGCTGAACGCCGAGGAGGAGGCCCGCCTGTTCAAGCTGCGCGACGACTACGACGCGGCCGAAGCGGCGCGCAAGGCCGAGGAGGAGCGCAAGGAGCGCGAGCGCGTCGCGGCGATCCGCGAGAAGATCGACCAGATCAAGAACCTGCCTGTCGTGTCGGCCGCCGACAACGCCGAGACGCTCGACGCCACGCTGGACGACCTGCGCGCGTTCGAGATCACGTTCGAGGACTTCGCCGAGTTCCAGGACGAAGCGCGCGCCGCGCGCGACGCGTCGATCGCCAGTCTGACGACGATGCACGCGGCGGCCAGCGCGCGCGAGGCGGCCGAGGCGGCTGCGCGCGAGGCCGAGGAGAAGCTGACAGCGCAGCGCGCGGAGCTGGAGCGCCAGCAGCGCGAGTTCGAGGAGCGTCAGGCCGCATTCGAGCGCGAGAAAGCGGAGCTGGAGGCGAAGATGTCCGGCATCACCGATGTGATGCGCGGCGCGGCGCCGGCGGTGCTCGCCGACCCGATCGACACGCTGCGCGCCGAGCTCTGCACGCACGACTACCTGCGCTCGGACGGCGTATGCACGGAATGCGGGGCCGTGTGCGCGTTCCCTGTCGACACCGATGCGAACGAGGCGCGCATCGCGGGCGCGGCTGATGATGCGCGCGCCGTGAGCCTCGCCGCGCTCGACCAGCCGCGCCAGCGTGCCGAAAACGCGGCCGTCGCCTACATGCTGGACAACACGCCGCCCTCGCCGCTGACGCCCGCTGAACGCCGCGTCATCGTCGACCCGGAGCAGATCGACGCCGTGCTCGAGCACCCCGAGGACTTCCTGCCGGGCGCGATCACGCAAGAGCCCGCCAAGGAGATGGTGACGATCCCGCGCGAGGAGTACGACAGCCTGCTGACGCGCTCGCGCTGGCTCGACTGCCTCGAGGCAGCCGGCGTGGATAACTGGGAGGGTATCGACGAGGCGCTGCGCCTCAATCGGGAGATGGCGCCGGCCTGAGCCGCGACAACCATCGCATCATCAGCGGCCGGGCTCTGTCCCGGCCTTTTTCTTATCGTGTGCTCGTTCTGTTGTTCTTTTGGGGCGTGTCTTTCACTGCGTTGACCACCGGCGTTACGCGTGTATGCGCGCCGTCAATGTCGGCCGTTCGGGCCGATGGTGTCGCTAGTCGTCGGGCGTGGTATCTACCCAGGCAGCAACGTGCAGATACCCACCATCCTGATAGACGCGCCCGACCAGCGTCGCGTCGTCACCCGGATCGACCCCCTGCTGCGTCAGCCCAATCGTAACGATGTCGCGCATGCGCGGATCGTCCATATTCAGCGGCGTGGCGTTGGCCGGGAAGGCCGACGGCATATCGACATACCCCGTGCTCACGATGCGATCGACCTTGTTGCGCATGTCTAGCACCACGACGTGCAGCATTTTCTCGACGGTAGCGGCGCAACTCTCGGAATGGAGGACCAGCGAAACCAAAGTAGACATAGCGGTTGTCCAATTAAGTTATGAGTGGTTATATTTTGATACCATTGGATTTAATAGATTACCACCAACGGCAACGGCTGTAGGTAGTGACGTCGCGGCATTTCTTTGCAATGCCCTCATTTGCTAGCTGCGACAGGTGATCGTAAGTGATTGTAAGGATGTGGAAGGCCGACGATCGGCGCAAATGAGGGTGATTTGCAGGGGTTTTCTAATGAGTGCGGGAAAGGCGAAAGCGCAAAAATCGGAGGGGAATAGCGTGCTGAGGGCGCTGAACGCGCGCGAGCAACGTTACGTCGACGAATATCTCCTCGACCTGAATCAGACGCAGGCGGCGATCCGGGCCGGGTACGCGCCCCGGAGCGCGCAGGAACAGTCGTCACGGCTGATGACGCGCCCCGAGGTCATGCGCGCGATACAGGAGGCCAAGGCACGGCGCGCGGCGCGTGTCGAGATCGATCAGGATCGCGTCGTGCGCGAGCTGATGAACATCGTGTTCGCCGACGCGAACGGGCTGGTCGAGTATCGTCGGACCTGCTGTCGGCACTGCTACGGCAAGGATTACCGCCACCAGCGCACGGCCGGCGAGATGGAACGCGCGAAGGTCGAGCACCGCGCGTTCGTCCTGAAGTGCAAGCAGGAGGGCATCAAGCTGACAGTCGCAGAACAGACCTTCGACGAGCAAGGCGGCATCGGCTACGACCCGCGCAAGCCGCCCGTCGAGGAGTGCCCGGAGTGCTTCGGCGAGGGCTGGGGCGACGTGTTCGTGAAGGACACCCGGAGCCTGCCGCCAGAGCTGCGCAGCCTGTACTCCGGCGTGAAGCGCACGAAGGAAGGCATCGAGGTCAGGATGCACGACAAGCAGGGCTTCGCGCAGTTGCTCATGCGTCACGCGGGCATGCTGAACGACAAGCTGAAGCTGCAAGGCGACCCGGAGAATCCGCTCACGCTATTGCTGAAGCAGATGCAGGGTTCGGCGCTGAAGCCGACTGCGACGCCGGAAAGCGACGACGAATAAATAACATTGCAAGTTCGCCTGAAGTGGTTCTATAATCAAACCATCAACACAAAACAGAACCGGCAAGCGCAAAATGAAACCCATGCCGCTTTGGAAGATTTGGTTGATCTCGCTGATTGTCGCGCTCGCCTATGGCGCGTTTGTCGCTGACGATGATCAGCCCGCCACCAATGTCGTCGCGACCCGCGACGCCTGAACAACGCAACACGAAGGGGAACGACGATGCAACGCGGACGGATCACCGAATTCCTGTTTGACAACGGCGACTACTTCGTCGCGCGCACGGACATGCCCGGCGTCCGCATCGGAATGGTTGGCGGCACCTGTTTCGAATTGCCGGCTGGCCATGCCTATTACGACCGTGTGTGCGAGATCGCAAACGCGGTCGATGCTGAAGAAATGTTCGACGAGCTGTATGCCGCATTGATCGCCTGACCAATCCCTCCCGCTACAGGAGAACGACATGCAAACCGAGATCAAGAAATTCACGCGCCACATTACCGGCGACGAGCTGATCGCCGCATGCGAGCGCGAATGCTTCCCGTGCCAGCCGCGCAAGTACCTCGAAGAAGGTAGCGATCACATCCGCTTCGGGTTTCAGCACGGCCGCATCTTCGTCAGTGCGCTCTACAACACCGTCAGCGGCCGAGCCTTCGGCGAATACGCTCAGTCGACCGGCAAAGGCGCGCTGAAGAAAGGAACCGACTTTAGCACTGACGACAAGCTGGACGGCACGCCGTGGTTCGACGCGTTGCTGTCGTTCCTGTACGTCGCCTGACCAACCGCGCCCACTACAGGAGAACGACGATGCACGACGATTTCGGAAACGACCTGTTCAACGATGAGGCGTTTGAGCGCTCGGTTGAGCAGAACTGGAAGGTGATCGTATTTTTCGGGTTCTGCGACGCCGATCATAAGCCCGTGTTTGCGCGCGATAACGCATTCTGACCAACCGCGCCCGCCCTGCGGGCAATCACACCACACCGAGGAAATTGAAATGCCGAAGTTCATCGTCACCATCGAAGAAATGGTGCGCCACACCATCGAGATTGAAGGGGCCGACAAGGAAGCCTCCGGCGAGAAGGCACTGGAAGCACTGCGTAGCGACAGTCTTGGGTCGTTCAGCACCGAAGTCACGGAACGCGAAGTCGTCGCGTGCCAGCCGGCCTGAAGCCAGCAACCTGCCCGCTCCGGCGGGCGCTTATTGAGCCGATCTGATTCCGTGAGGAAGCGGACGGGAACACACCCCGTAGACCGCCTAAGCGGGTGTGGACCAGATCGGCTCAATAAGCGCAATGCGCACACCGAGGAAGGAGGGAGAATGGACTTTCAAATCCAACTGAAGCACAAGAACGACGAGGCCGTGCTCGCGGCGATCCGCTCGTACCTGACGCTGAGCGAGTACGGCGTGTTCGGCTCGCACACGCACGCGGTCAACGTCGACCTGCTCACCGCGGCGGGAAAGCGGCTGGCCGCCGCGGTTGCGCGTATCACCGAGCTGGAGGCGAAGCTCAAGAAGCTGGACACGGAGAACGCTGGGCTTGTGCTCGACAAGCTCACCGCGCCGGACGGCATTAAGATCACGCCGTCGCCACTCCACCCCGCTGAAAGCGGCCCGAGCTGGCAGGACTACGACGTCCGCGGCATCTCGGGCGAACTCCCGCACTATTCCATGATCCGCGTGGTGCGGCGGATGGCCGGCAGTCAGCACGACGTCCCCGCCGTGTTCGCCGCGATCGAGCGCCGCTTGCTCGCCGGCAACCCCGTGGAGGCGTGATGCTGCACCTTGACCAATCACTGACGCTCTACGGCAACAGGACTCCCACGCAGAGCGCATGCGGCTGGAACAGCGAGTACTGGCGGGACGCCGGATACTGCATCGATGCGCCGAGCTTTCTGCCCGCGGGCTCCACGCTCCGGTTCGATCCGAAGCGCGACGAGCTGATTCTCGCGTTCGCTGCGACGAGCATCGCGCATCGCTGATCGAGGAGTTTGAAGTGAAATCGCACCACACCACACCATGCCGCACGTATCGAGGTCGCGTGATCGAGCCGGGCGATGACTGGCTGACGCGCGGACTCGACGAATGGATGGGCGAGGGCGAGCCGCTGTCGAGCGAAGAACTCGCGCTGATCGAGGATGCTCGGCAGGACCGGTGCGAGTAAGGCGTTTCACCGCCGCGCGGCACTTCGGTGCCTCGGATAGCGCGGCGACTTTAGGGCGGCCAGCACGCGCGCCCGTTTTTTCGGAGTTCATGAGGCAGGAATGCGCGAGTAGTGATCGCGCTGAGGGTTCACGCAAATGCGACCGCCGTGGGTTGGATGTTGGTAGAGCGAAATGGCAGAAACCCACTGAGACTGCCAGCCCGAAACAGGTACAACAAGCCGGAAATCACTACCGGCCCTGCCTCATGAACTTCGATGGAGAACGAAACATGAACGACCAGACCAGAGAGAACACCATGAAGCTGACTATTGAAGACCTTGACAACATCACCCTCAATCGCGGACCGCATGATTCGCCTGACGATGGACATTGCCTTCTCGAAGTCGTCAGCATGTTCGCCGGTGAACACTTCGGCGACTCGCCCGTTTGCGTTGATCCCATTCTCGCGCAGTTCGGTCGGTCATGGAATGACGGCATGCGCTCCGATGAGGAACGTGCGCAACTAAAGGTATATATTGCCCGCCTGCCGGGCACGAACAAGAGCGAAGCACTTACCCAGAAACGCGGCTGGATGGCGATGGATTGGGTCGTGCGTACCTACTGCGCCGCGTGGCTTTCCCTCAATCCGGGGCTCGTACATCACGCCAATGCAGGGGACGCCGCAGGGGCCGCCGCAGGGGACGCCGCAGGGGACGCCGCAGGGGCCGCCGCAGGGGACGCCGCAGGGGACGCCGCAGGGGACGCCACACGGGCCGCCGCAGGGGACGCGCTCGAACCGACGGTCAAGCAGCTCCAAGCCAGCGCGCACGAACTGTTCAGCGCCATGATTAATGCGGAGTGACCATGAACGACCAACAACAGAGCCGCGCTGCCGTCCGAGTATGCGCAATCGCTGATGCCGAGTGCTCGCGCGGGTGCGGATCGGGCCCGTGCGAAGAAGGCGTACGCGGACGAATCGCGCGGGCATTGCACTACCCCGATTGCTGGGATACCGCCGCATACCCGACGCTCGATTCGGCAATGCTCGAATCGCTGAACAGCTTCATGTGCTCGACGTGCGCGGAAAAGATTCCCGCGCAGCCCGCAGCAGCGCCGGCCTCTGCCAATGAGACAGGATCGGAAGTGGTGGTAAAGACTGGCGATCGCCTGACCGACATGAAGGCAAACGACATCATCCGACGCGACGGCTACAAACTGACTGGCGCGGTTCTCTGCAAAGAAGACGGCTCACGATGCATTGTCGAATCAAGTGCTGTTCGCTGGCTGACGAAAGACGAGGCGTGGGCTCTTATGCGCACATCCGATGTTGCCACCGTGAAAGCAGCAACGCCTATTCACTTAGGAACGTCCGACCCGGAATACTACCGGCAAGTAATCATTGATCACGAGGCTGATTTGGCGGCGCACGCAGACCATATTTCCCAAGCGGGAAAAATGGTTGTTGCGACAGCGCCGGCCGACGAGCGGGCGGCGCTCGATGTCGCTCTTGCGGAGCTCAACGACTACCAAAGAAAGTGGGATACCGGAACGCCAATGCCATACGCGCAATCTGAACGGATTGCGATGGAATGTGCATGTGAAGCGGTTCGAGACGCGCTCGAAGAAGCCCGCGCGGCAGCATCGCCCACTGCGGAGGCGGTGCGCCTGACAGACGAGCAGCGCCGTGTGCTTGTCGAAGTGGCGCAGATGTTCAAGGGAACTGATCTGCGCCGCGCTGTACTCAACGAACTGGCAGGTATCGCAGCCACCCCGCAACCCGCGCAGGCCGACGCACCGGCCGATGTGACTCCGATCCCCTACGACGGACTGACCGAGGAATTCACGGACGAAGTAGCTCGGCTCGCGAACGATGCGCCCGGCATTCGCGAAGCAGTCGCGGGCGCGTTGGAGAGTTGCGGCGCGATCATTGCGCCGGCCGACGCACTGGCAGAGGCGCGCGAGCCGGTCACCCGCGAATCGATGCTCGCCGCGATCGATGAGTTCGAGCTGGTCTGCGACAACAACCTCGCACGCGATCTGAGCCCTGATGAGAAGTTCGCGGTGAGCGAGTTCGTGATCGGCTTCTTCGAGAACGCGCCGGCCATTGCCTCTGCCAGCGATGGCAAGCCGATCACCTACGTCAGCACGCAGGCGACGAACTGCGCTCGGTGCGGCCAGCACAAGCACACCCCGCTGCGGATCGACTGGATGGGCGGCTACGTGTGTCTGACCTGCATTGATCGCGAACTCGAATCCCGCTCGCCCGCTCTGGCGGCGGAAGCGGCAGCATCGCCCGCTGCCGAGGAAGAGGTGATACCGGTGATCATGTACAACGGTGATGCCAAGCGTAATCCCGCATTGCGAGAATTGCTCAATCGACAGGCTCTTCGCCACGTACTGTCCAACCCGCGTGGTGAAGAATCCCCGCAACCCGCGCAGGCCGACGCACCGGCAGAGGCGCGCGAGCCGCACTCCGATGACGTCGCCGTGGATTCGTTCGCCGCCGTGATAAAGCATAAGCTCGCGCTGGCCCGCGACAAGGGCCGCGGAGGATGGGAGACGTGCAGCCCGACCGACCTGTCGCGGATGCTGCGTGAGCATGTCGAGAAAGGCGATCCGCGCGACGTGGCGAACTTCTGCATGATGCTCTGGCATCACGGGTCGCCGATTGTCAGCGCTCCCGCCGATGCGGGGGATGCACCACCGTTCGGATGGGCGCAGCCCAAAGGCGGCAACTACTTCACGCGCGACGTGCCGCGCCACTGGAACCCGGTCTACAACACGGACCCGATACAGCGCGCGTGCGCCGAGCTGCCCGAAGGATGGGAGATCAACGTGTGCATGGAACGCGATGCTGGCGGGATCGACATCTACGACCCCGCCGGGCAGAAGCTCGACTTCGACAGCGACGCGGATCACTTCGACTGGCGCATTCACGAAGCAATTGATGCCGCCCGCTCAGGAGGCAGCCGATGAAAGTTGCCGCCCTGATCCTCGCAGTGCTGGCGCTCGCCGCGTGTCGCAACCAGGACGCCTCACAAACCGACAACCGGATTCTGTTCGACCTGGACGGCTGCGCATTCTTCGCGCGGCCTGGTGTCGGTGACACCACGTTCCTGAAGCGCCTGCCCGACGCTGATGAGCCGCGCTGCGCGCGGCGAGGGAAGGTCGTATGAGCCAATCCCGCACCCGCGTTCTTGTGGACATGGTGAAGGACGCCGGCCTCGAAGTGCTCCAGCACTACGGGAAGTCGAGCCGCGTATGCGTCGACGCCCGCGCGCCGAACGGCGCGGAGCGCACATTCAACCTTTCCCTCCGGCAGGGGGATTTGCGCGGCGACCTGAACCAGCAGGCCGAGATACGGCGCTGGGCTCGCGCCAACATGCCGCCGTCACCGCCGGCCGTCGACCTGCCGAAGCCCACCATCACCGTCAAACCGAGAAGGAGCACCGTGAAGAAACAGAACGACACCCCGCAGCCGTCGACCACCGAACAGGAGCTGACGCCGCGCGAGTTCTACCGCCTCTGCGAGTGGCTGAAGCAGGCGGACTGCGCCACCGTGTCCGGGCTCGACGTGCTCGCGCGCGCCGCGTCCAACGCGCTTGGGCAGGAGATCGGCGCGGAAACCATGAAGGACGCGATGGACGCCACCGAGACGCCTGAGCCGGACGCATGGAACCCGCTGCCCGAGCCGCACGTCGTCGTCGCGCGCGAGCTCGACGCGCTGATGCGCCAGCTCGGCCACGAGCCGTCTGCGCACTTCCGCCGGCTGCTGTCGGCGCTGTCGGCCTGATATGAAAAGTTATCCACAGGTGCAAAGCAGAATGACCAGCAAAACGACGTTCCACGACATGCGCAAGCGCTCGATCGACGAGTGGATCGGCGAGGTTCGGCCGCTGACGCCGGAGGACCTGAGCCAGCTCGGGGAGGCGCGGCAGGACCGCGAAGGCTGGGACGGCTGACCCGTCCAGAACAACGCCCGCCGCGCGCGGGCTTTCGTGTTTCCGATAGAGGAGAGCCATGACGCTGTACGTAGACGCAGTTGGCCGGCCCGACGAACGGCTGGTCGAGCACGAAGTGGTACGCACCGCGCGAGACACGGCCGCGGCGATGAGCAGGCTGACCGAGCACGTCGCGAGCGTGAACGATCCGCAGATCTACACGAGCGCGCTGCACGAGCTGGCAGACGTGGCGCGGGCGATGTTCAAGCTCGACCGCGAGATCACGATGCTGGGCGATCGGATGAGGGCTGTTTGACTCACGGGGCGGCGGGCGCGGAGCGGATTCTTCCGATGCGCCGCGTTGCCGAGAAAAACGATTTTGCGCAAGGAAAGGAGAAGGGAGTGAGAGTTTCCGAATTGACGGGCGTTGAGCTCGACTATTGGACCGCGCGGGCCGAAGGCTACATGGGCATCAAAATCAAGGGGCCCGGCCAGCGCGTCGCCGGCCAATTCAGGACCAAGCAAACTGTGCTGGTCAAATCGGAAGGCACGGATTCCTGGCGCGAGTTCAACAGCCAATTGTGGACGACGGCTGGCCCGATCATCGAGCGCGAGCTAATCAGCATTGAAGCCGAGCATCCGGGTTGCTGGTTCGCTCAGGAGCGGTACACGAAGCATAGCGGCCGCGCCGAGACGCCGCTGATCGCCGCGATGCGCGCGTTCGTCGCCAGCAAGTTCGGCGACGAGGTGCCGGCATGATCGAGCGCGAAATCACCGACTTGTTCGGCGAGAAGATCGTCGAGCGCATTAGCGAGGCGCGTCCGGGCCGCAAGCCGACGCAGCCGAAGGGCTACGCTGCGCTACCAGGCACCGGCCCGGCCGGCGAGACGTGCAAGACGTGCGCACACCGGCGCTCGACTGGCAACTCGCACGCGCGCGTCTACTGGAAGTGCGGCCTGATGCAGCACCACTGGACCGGCGGACCGGGCACGGACATCCGCATGCGCTCGCCGGCGTGCCGGCAGTGGGCGAGGGAGGAATCGTGACTGTCTACGTCGACGATATGTACCTGTACCCGATCGGTCAATTCAGAGTTGGCCAGCGCACGATGAAGATGTCGCACATGATCGCGGACACGCGCGAGGAGCTGATCGACATGGCGCGCAGCATCGGGCTGAACACGCGGCACATCCAGAAGCCGCGCACGCACGGCGAGCACTTCGACATCTGCCTGAGCTATCGCGAGCGCGCTGTCGCGGCCGGAGCCGTGCCGATCACGCTGCGCCAGTGCTCCGCGATGTGCGTCCGGCGGCGCGAGACTGGCGTGCTCGGCGATCCCGCTGACGCAGAGGCATGGCGCAGTTCACACGCGACCGCACGCAGCGCTTGCCAAGATTGACACGGCAACGAGTGCATAGGGTATATTTCTTCCTACCATTGCAATTCGTGCAAGATCATGCCTGCTCAGTGCTTCTTCACGTTAAACAGGCAGTCCGTTTCTACCCTGGTATGTGCCGGATTGGGAGGCATGGCTGCTTTTTCCGGGAAGCCCGGATACACGAACGACCCCGACAAGGCAACTGCGGTCGACCGTGGCCCGTTGCCGCCGGGGCGCTACTACATCGTATCGCGGCAGAGCGGCGGCAGGCTCGGGTGGTTGCGCGATTGGGTGAAGGACCATGTGTCCCATGTTCAACACGACCAATGGTTTGCGCTTTATAGGAACGACGGCGTGATAGACGATTGGACATTCGTGAACGGCGTGCGCCGTGGCAACTTCCGCATCCACCCGAACGGCCGATTCGGGGTGAGCGAAGGGTGCATTACGCTCACGCATCCTGCTAGCTTTGACAGGTTGCGCGCCTTCCTTCTGTCGCAGCCGCCGGCGAAGATCCCGGGCACGAACATCACCTACTTCGGAACGGTCGACGTCCGGTGAAACGCGCGCTCAACTTCCTTTTCCTTTTCGGGGGCATCGTCTGTTTGACGATCCTCATGTTCCTTGGTTTGACGAGGATCGATCCGCTGCTGGAATGGCTGCACAGCAATGCGGGATATTCGATCCTCGCACCGCTGTTCCGTGCGTATGGCGCCGATGGAGTGGAGGGACACGAGGAGGTTATCGGCGCGGTGCTGATCGTTGTGAGCTTCCTGATTGCATGCTCGCTCACGTGGGTGGCTTCGCGTCTCATCCGCAGGAACGCTCGTAGCGCCTGACGTACTGGATAGTGCCGGCGTAACGGCGTGATTCCGAGCTGAAGACTGCATTAGGGGAGGGCGGTGCAACTGTCAGCACCCAAACATGCGCATAACGGCGGCAATACACTGAAATTCATCACGTTCTGAGTAGTTTGATTGGTGATGAATGGTGCGGTACAGTGCGGAACAGAACTATTGCACGCCACACCCATGACCGAAGCGCCAACGATCGAGATCGACGAGCCGCCTCTGACCGAGGAGGAGCTCGCGCGCTGTCTGTCGGACCCGATGTGGCGCATATGCTCGGGCCGGCTGTACAAGATCATCATCAAGGGTGACGACCAGGACGACGACGAAGGGCTCGTCCTGCCGTTTCGCCCCAATCGCGCGCAGCGTCGCCTGCTGCGCCGCCTCTGGCACCGCAACGTCATCCTGAAGGCTCGCCAGCTCGGGTTCACCACGCTCATCTGCATCATCTGGCTGGACCACGCGCTGTTCAACGCGAACAGCCGGTGCGGCATCATCGCGCAGAACCGCGAGACGGCTGAATCGATCTTCCGGGACAAGGTGAAGTTCGCCTACGACAACCTGCCCGAAGCACTGCGTGATGCGATGCCTCTCGCGAACTGCACGCAGTCGGAGATGCTGTTCGACCACAACAACAGCAGCATCCGCGTCGCAACGTCCGTGCGCGGCGGTACGATCCACCGTCTGCACGTATCCGAGTTCGGGAAAATTTGCGCCGAGGCACCGCTTAAGGCGAAGGAGATCGTAACCGGCTCGATTCCGGCCGTGCCGAAGTCGGGGATTCTCGTCATCGAGTCGACGGCCGAGGGCCGTGAAGGCGAGTTCTACGAGATTACGAAGCGCTCCGAGGCGACCCACCAGTCCGGCAAGCCGCTGACGCCGCGCGACTACCGATTTCACTTCTACCCGTGGTGGCAGGCGCCCGAGTACCGCATGGACCCGGCCAACGTCGTCATGACCGAGAAGGATTGCGACTACTTCGCGCAGGTCGAGGCTCGCATGAAATGCACGATCGACCCCGAGCAGCGCGCGTGGTACGTCGCCACGCGCGACGCCGACTTTTCGGGAAGCGAGGAGCGTATGTGGCAGGAATACCCGTCCACCCCTGACGAGCCGTTCCAGGTGTCGACCGAGGGCACGTACTTCGCGAAGCAACTCGCCGCGGCTCGCAAGCAGGGCCGCATCAAGCTGTCGCTGCCCGTACTGCGACACGTACCGTGCTTCACGTTCTGGGACATCGGCAACAGCGACGGCACCGCAATCTGGGTGCTCCAGCGCGTCGAGCACGAGTGGCGCTGCATCCGGTTCAAGGAAGGGTGGGGCGAGCCCTACAGCTACTTCGTGCAATGGCTTCAGGGGCTCGGCCTCGTGTGGGACACGATGTTCCTGCCGCACGACGCGGATCACGTTCGGCAGGGCCAGACGTCGAACAAGAGCCCGAAGCAGATGCTCGAGGAGCTGATGCCCGGCGTGAGGTTCGAGATTGTGCCGCGCATTGAGGACGTGAATTGGGGCATTCAGCAGACGCGCGACGTGTTTCCGCTGATCTGGTTCGACGAGACCGAATGCAAGGACGGCATCATCCACATCGAGAGTTACCGGAAGAAGTGGAGCACGCAGCAGCAGCGCTGGATGAGCGAGCCCGACAAGACCGGCGGACATTCAGAAGCGGCCGATGCGCTGCGCCAGTTCGCGCAGGCGTACACGGCCGGCCTCATCAACGTCCGCAAGCCATCATCGAAACCACGGCGCCGAAGTAGCTGGCGCACCGCCTGAAGGAGAAATTGCATGGATCAGCGAGCATTACCTTACCCGGCCCGGTCGGTCGACATCCGCATCACCGAACAGGATTGCAAATACGGATGCTTCAACCGGTCTGTCGCCGCCGCGCTTCGGCATATGGCCGATTCGCTCGACGCGCCCGGCCTCGCGTCGGAGTTCGAGAAGGGGACCGGAGCGTGCGAGTTTCACACGGGGATCGATAGCGTGCTGACGATCGAATGGGCTGGCGCGGTCGTCGTTGGCTATCCGCAGGACATCCCCGAGCCGGAGAACGCGCAAGATCACCTGCAACTCGTGCCGACCGATGAAGAACTGGCGTCGCTCACGCCCGCCGAGTGCGCCGCACTGGAGGACTGACCCATGACCGTCATCGAAGCAGCCCGCCCCGCGATCGATCTGACCCGCTACCACTTCGTGCGCGAACTGGGCGACATCCGCCTGTACGGAACTTGGCTCTATCACGCAGAGGATGATGACGACGAACCTTGCCTTGTAATGGTGTCGTCTACTAGATCGCACCATACCACACCATGTTGTGTGGCACTTAGTGCGGCTTTCCGTTATGATGACCCGCGCTACTTGGCGCAGGCCTCGCTCGTTTTCGCTCGCACGCTGGGGTTCGACGACACGCTCATGAGCTCGGCGCACAAGATCGGGTCGATCATCCACGATCACCTGCTGGACCTGATCAAGATGCCCGAGAACCCGACCGAGGCTGTCGTCGGCGCATCAGCCAACGTGGATTTCGGCGATGGTCGCAGGCGATCCGTCGAGATCGTGAACTACGTGCCGATCCCGCAAGCCTGACGGCGCACGCACCGGAGTGATTCGTGTTTGATTTGAACGACGACGACAGCACGCAGGTCGTGCCGGCGCGCACCGACGAAGGCGACCTGAGCCATGGCGAGGAGGTCGCGCTGACCGAATCGGCTGCCGATCCGCTCGACAGCGAGAAGGCACAGGAACTCCACGCTCGTCTCCTTTCCTCGTATCGCCAAGAACTGTCCAGGCAGGAAGAAAACCGCGTCGAGATGGCGGTCGACGAGGATTATTACGACAACATCCAGTGGACGCAGGAAGAGATCGAGACGCTGAAGGAGCGCGGGCAAGCACCGACCGTCTACAACGTCATCGCGCAGAGCGTGAACTGGATCATCGGCAGCGAGAAGCGCGGTCGGTCGGACTTCAAGGTGCTCCCGCGCCGCAAGAATGACGGCCGGGCCGCCGAGCGCAAGACAGCTTTGCTCAAGTACCTGTCCGACGTGAATCACACGCCGTTCGAGCGCTCGATGGCGTTCGAGGAGGCGGCGAAGGCGGGCATCGGCTGGTTGGAATCGCAGGTGCAGGACGAGAACGACGGCGAGCCGATCTACGCGGGCGCCGAGAGCTGGCGCAATATCCTCTGGGACAGCACGTATCGCCGGCTCGACATGGACGACTGCCGGTATCTCTTCCGGACGAAGTGGGTCGACCTCGACGTCGCCGTCGCCCTTTTCCCGAACCGCAAGGCGCAGCTCGAAGCGGCAGCCATCGATAACTTCGAGACATGGGGTGCTGACGACATCGACGGCGACGATGCGATGGACTCGATTGAGTACGAGCGCTCGATGAACAGCGTCGTGGCCGGCGCGGTCGCATACTCCCGCAAGCGCGTGCGCCTGATCGAGGGTTGGTTCCGCATGCCGGTGCGCGTCGAGCGCCTGCGCGGCCGGATGTCGGACTTCCGCGGCGAAGTGTACGACCCGAACGATGAACGGCACCTCGTCGAAGTCGAATCGGGCCGCGCGACGCTCGCCGTGTCGCCGATGATGCGCATGCACTGCGCGATCATGACCACGCGTGATTTGCTGTGGGCCGGCCCGAGCCCGTACCGCCACAACCGCTACCCGTTCACCCCGATCTGGGGCTTCCGCCGCGCGCGCGACGGCATGCCCTACGGCGTGATCCGCTTCATGCGCGGCATGCAGGATGACGTGAACAAGCGCCTGTCGAAGGCGCAGTACATCCTGTCGACGAACAAGGTCATCTACGAGCAGGGGGCGATCGACGATATCGACCGGTTCCGCACCGAGGCCGCGCGCCCCGACGCAATGCTCGAAGTAAAGAACGGGAAGCTCGGCGCGATCAAGCTCGACGTGGATCGGGACCTCGCGCCGGCGCATCTCGACCTCGCGTCGCGCGCTATGCTGATGATCCAGCAGGTCGGCGGCGTCACGGACGAACTGCTGGGCCGCTCGACGAACGCCGTGTCCGGCGTTGCGATCCAGGCGCGGCAGGAGCAGGGCAGCGTCGCGACGAACAAGCTGTTCGACAACCTGCGCCTCGCGTTCCAGCAGCATGGCGAGAAGGAACTGAGCCTCATCGAGCAGTACATGACCGAGGAGAAGCAGTTCCGCATCACGAACAGCCGGGGTCGCCCGGAATACGTGTCGGTCAACGACGGTTTGCCGGAGAACGACATCACGCGCACGAAGGCGGACTTCATCATCGACGAGGCCGAGTGGCGCGCGAGCATGCGTCAGGCGGCGGTCGCCGAGCTGATGGAGGTTATCGGCAAGATGCCGCCGCAGATTGCGCTCGTGATGCTCGACTTGCTGGTCGAGAACATGGACATTCCGAACCGCGACGAGCTGGTGAAGCGCATCCGCGCGGTCAACGGCCAGAAGGACCCGGATGCGACCGAGCCGACGCCGGAGGAAATGGCGCGCGAGCAGGCGCAGCAGCAGGAGCAGCAGTATCAAGACGCGCTCGCGATGGCGAATCTGCGCGAGGCTGAAGCCAAGGCGGCGCGCGCAGAGGCGGAAGCGCTCAAGGCTCGCTCATCGGCGCAGCATATCCAGAAACAGGCCGTGCGCGAAGGCGTCGTGGCGATCAAGGACGCGACGGACGCCGCGACCGCGATCGCGTTCATGCCGCATCTCGCCACGCTGTCGGACGGCATCTTGAAGGAAGCAGGCTGGACCGACCCGAACACGCCCGCGCCGGACGTCGCTGCAACCGGCCAACCGGCCGACACCGCGCAACCGGACCAGCCGGCGAACCCGGCAATGCCGGCCGGGCCGGGCAGTGCAGCATCCCAAGCGCAGCCGGCGCTTCCGGCAAACCCGCCACAACCTCCGGGCCCGATTTTGCCCGATGGTGCGACACCACACCAACCCATGCCACATTGAGGATCGAATGAACGGATATAGCGATGAAGATTTGGCCGGCCTGACCGACGAGGAGCGCGAAGCGCTCCAGGAGGACGACGGCGCGAACGACAAGACGACGCTCGGCGAGAGCCTGAAGGACAACCCGGACGCGGCCGAGAGCAGCACGGCTGGTGTGGACGCGAACAAGGTCGGCGACAAGAACGCTGACGACGACGCGGCAGCGCAGAGCAAGGCCAACGATGCCGCCGCGAGCGCTGGCGACGACGCTGCTGCGACCAAGACGGCAGCGTCCGACGACGCGTCCACGTCGCGACCGGCGATCGTTCCGCTCCTCGTGGCCGAAGCGCCGGCTGACGCCGAGGCGAAGTTGAAGGAGATCGGCGAGAAGAAGGTCACGCTCGTCGAGCAGTTCGACAACGGCGACATCACGGCGAAGGAGTACCAGACCCAGCTCGACGCCCTGAATAAGGACGAGCGGTCGCTCGAGCGCGCGCTCGACAAGGCCCAGACCGCCGCCGAGATGCGTCACCAGCAGGAGATGAGTGCGTGGCTCGGCGAGGTGAAGGACTTCACGAGCAAGGCGCATCCCGAGTACAGCACGAGCCGCGTGCGCTGGACTGCACTCGACACGTTCGTGAAGGAGATCGGCAGCGATCCGGCGAACGCGAGCATGAGCGGGCAGGACATTCTCGCGAAGGCGCACGAGATGGTCGTCGCGGACCTGGGCGAAGCAACGGCGAAGGCCGACGCCGGCAAGAAGGACGGCGGGAGGGTGGACGACAAGGCCGGGAAGCCACTGAAGGGAGCGAAGATTGACCCGCCGCCGACGCTCGCCAAGGTGGCCGCCGCCGAGAATCAGGATGTCGAGGGCGGTCGCTGGGCCGCGCTGGATCGCCTGCAGGAAACCGACCCCGAAGCGCACGAGGAGAAGCTGATGAAGATGTCAGCCGAAGATCGTGACGCCTATCTCGCCGCGCGCGCGTAAGGAGCACGACATGGAACAGTTCATCGGTGTGAAGCGCGTCAATGCGAAGGCCATGACGCGCGGCGAATACAACGCGTTCCGTGGCTGGGAACTCCCGGCCGACGAGAACGGCGCGGACGAGGGCTATCTGGTCGAGTACCAGGACGGCGGTAAAGCCAACACGGCCGAGTACGCCGGCTACGTCTCGTGGTCGCCGCGCGACGTGTTCGAGCGGGCCTACCGCCCGGTCGGCGCGCGTGTCGGGTTCTCCGCAAACCGCGAGGTCGCCGCATTCCTGCGTGACGTGGCTGATCGCGTGATGGTGAGCGACCAAGGCGCCGAAATGGCCGTCGTGATCTACGGGACCTACGGCGGCGTGTTCCATGTCGAGTCGACGGTTTCGGGCGTCGAGGCGCTGGGCGTAATGGCGCTCGGCGAGCGCACGATGTCCGATGCGATTGTGCGCCCGCTCGTCGAGAAGGCCCCCGTGCTGACCGAGGCTGATTCGCTCGCTGACCTGAACGGCGAACCGCGCCCGAACAACCCGACCATCTAACCCACAGGGGACCGCATGCTGAAGCTGGACATCAAGCCGGGCGAGAGCGTGAAGATCGGCGACTTCGCCGTCATCACGCTCGAAGATAAGTCGGGGAAGGTCGCACGGCTGTCCATCCAAGCGGACAAGTCGGTCCCCATCTCGCGCGTCACGTCGTCGTCGACCGCCCAGATTGCGGCCAAGGTCGGCCTGTCGGCAGGCGAATCGACGTGAGTGGGTTGCAATAACGGCACCATTGTTCGATAATCAAACCAACTGCGGCGCAGGAGGTGCCAAGGTGATTGTTCAACAACTTTCATCGAGGCATCTCTATGTCCACTACCGTCATCCCGTTCGGCGATCCGAAGGCCATCAAGCGCTGGTCCGCTGACCTCGCCGTCGACGTTCGCAAGAAGTCGTACTTCGAACAGCGTTTCATCGGCACGTCCGAGAACGCCGTCATCCAGCGCAAGACCGAGCTCGAATCCGACAGCGGCGACACGATCAAGTTCGACCTCTCCGTGCACCTGCGCGGAAAGCCGACCTACGGCGACAACCGCGTGGAAGGCAAGGAAGAAAACCTGCGCTTCTACCAGGACGAAGTGAAGATCGATCAGGTTCGGCACTCGGTGTCGGCTGGCGGTCGCATGTCGCGCAAGCGCACGGTCCACAACATCCGCCGCATCGCGCGCGATCGTCTCGGCGACTACTTCTACAAGTTCACCGACGAGCTGCTGTTCATCTACCTGTCGGGCGCGCGCGGCATCAACCTCGACTTTATCGAAACGCCCGACTATATGGGTTTCGCTGGCAACCCGCTCGAAGCGCCGGACGCTGACCACCTGCTGTACGGCGGCGCGGGCACGTCGAAGGCATCGCTCACGGCGACCGACATCATGGCGCCGCTCGTCATCGAGAAGGCCGTCGAGAAGGCAGCGATGATGCAAGCCGAGAACCCGGAAACGGCCAACATGGTCCCGGTGAGCATCGACGGTGACGATCACTACGTGACGGTCATGTCCGAGTATCAGGCGACCGACATGCGCACTGCGGCAGGTGGCACGTGGATCGACTTCCAGAAGGCGGCAGCGGCGGCTGAAGGTCGCAACAACCCGATCTTCAAGGGCGGTCTCGGCATGATCAACAACGTCGTGCTGCACAAGCACCGCAACTGCATCCGCTTCAACGACTACGGCGCGGGCGCCAACGTCGAAGCTGCGCGTGCGCTGTTCATGGGCCGTCAGGCTGGCGTCATCGCCTACGGTACCGCAAACGGCCTTCGTTTCGATTGGAAGGAAACGACGAAGGACTACGAGAACGAGCCTGCTATCGCAGCCGGCTTCATCGCCGGCATGAAGAAGTCGCGATTCAACAACAAGGACTTCGGCGTTATCTCGATCGATACCGCGGCGAAGAAGCACAGCTAACCACCGACCGGAACGGGCCGCCTTCGGGCGGCTCGACCCTGATTCCTTACTGAAATCGAGGTACACATCATGGCACTTCTGCAAAGCCTTTGGGCTACCGGTCAGCATCTGGCACCGGTGAGCTGCGAATACGGTGGCGTTGTCGCCGAGCTGTTCGAGTTCACGCTGCCGGCGACGCCGCTAGCGGTTAACGACATCATCGAACTGGCCGTGCTGCCGGCGACGAACGTTCCCGTCGACGCGATCATCGTCAGCGACAAGCTGGACAGCGGTGCTAGCGCGGCAATTGCGTTCGACGTCGGCATCATGTCGGGCGCCGTTGGCGACAAGGACAACTCGCGCACGTGCGGCGCTGAGCTGTTCTCCGCTGCTACCGCTGGGCGCACGGGTGGCACTGCACGCGCTTCGTTCACGAGCGCCTTCACGATCGAACCGACCGGCAACCATCGCTCGATCGGTCTGAAGATTACGGCAGCAGCGGCCACGCAGGTCGCCAGCGCGAAGGTGCGTCTGCTGTTGCAGTACCGCGCCGCGTAAGCGCGGGTCATCGACACCGGGGGCCGTGTGCTCCCGGTACGCCTGTGAGGAGAGAGTGATGAAGATTGAATGTGTCCTGCATCGCAAGGGTGGCACGGTCGTTGACCTGTCCGGGAAGATCTACAAATTCGCGCCGACCGTGGATGACTCCCGTCACATTGCTGACGTGACGGTTGACGCGCACATCGAGCGCTTCCTGTCGATCCGCGAGGCGTATCGCATTGCGCGGAACCCCGGCGCGGAAGCTGTCGAGATCGACGCGGGTGCTGGCTCGCGCGGAACGATTCTGCCGGCCGATATCCCGCCGACCGTGACTGTCGACGCTGACCAGCTCAAGGTCGCCGGCGCTACCTTCCCGCCGTCGTTCGATATCAACGGCAAGACGTATTCTCTGGCCGACATCACGCTGCGCGCGTTCCAGGATTCGGGCCTGACGGTCGAGGACTGGAACAGCCTCGACGACGAGCACCGCGCGACCAAGACGGAAATCGTGCTCGACGCGCTCGAAGCCGGTGAGATCGCCGTCGAACCCGCCGTGTCTGCTCCCACGTCGCAGCAGTCTGAAGCCGACGAGCGCGCCGCGCTGGTCGCCGCGTACATCGAGAAGTTCGGCAAGGCCCCGGCCGCCAACATCAAGGTCGAGACGCTGAAGGTGAAGCTCGCCGAGGGCACCGAGTAACGCCATGCCGATCGCCGCCGCCGACCTCATCACCCGCGCGGGCAACGTCCTTCAGGACGAGGGCCACGATCGCTGGCAGGTTCCCGAGTTGCTCGAATGGATCAACGACGCCGCCCGCGAGACAATCGTGCGGCGGCCGGCGGCCCGCTCGGTGGCGGCGGTGCTCGCGCTTGTCGCTGGAACGCGGCAGGAACTGCCCGAGGGCGGCATCGAGCTGCTGGACGTCGTGCGCAACATGGGCGCGGACGGCGTGACGCCGGGCCGCATCGTGCGGCGCGTCGACCGGCAGTTGCTCGACGACCAGAACCCAGACTGGCACGCTGCGCGCCCAAAGAGCGTGGTGAAGCACTTCACGTTCGACGAGCGCGCGCCGCGCATCTTCTACGTTTACCCGCCGGCGATTGCTGGCGCGAAGGTCGAGACGCTGCACTCGGAGCTGCCGCCCGCGCTCGGTACCGAGGACGAAGCACTCGACATGGGCGCCGAGTACCTGAACGTGCTTCTTTCGTACATCTGCTACCGCGCGCTGTCGAAGGACAGCGAGTTCGCCAACGGCACAGTCGCCGCGTTGCATTACCAGGCGTTCATCGATGCCGTGACGGACAACAACCAGCAGACCACCGCCAACTCGCCGAACGCCAACAGCGTATGACCGACCTCGAAGAATTCCTGACGAAGGTTCTGCCGTTCGCTCCCGGATGCCCGGAGCCTACGGCGTTCGAGCACATCCGCGCGGCGGCGCGCGACTTCTGCGAGACGACGCGGCTCTGGCGGTTCGACGACACGTTCGAGCTCGGCGACGACCCGAACATCGTCTGCGTTCCGCAAGGCGCGGTCGTCCACGAGTTCGAGCGGTGCGATTACAACGGTCTGAAGCTCGACCCTGCAACGTTTGATTGGCTTGACGATCGGTATCCGGACTGGCGATCCGACGCGCGACGCTTGACCGGTCAGCCGAAATGGTTCACGCAGGAACACCCGGACACGGTGCGCGTCGTGCCGGCACCGATCGAGTCCCGCGGTGTGGTCAAGGTCTGGTTACGCCTCAAGCCGTCTGAAGATGCCGATCAGCTCCCGGATTTCCTCGCGCGCGATCACATGACGCTCATCTCGTAGGGCGCGCTCGCCAGCATTCTCATGTTACCGAGGCAGACGTTCAGCGATCCGAACATGGCCGTGTTCTTCAGCGGCAAGTTCGACGCGGCGCTCGGCCGAAAATCCAAGCTTCAGGCCGCCGGCCAGCAGCGCGGGCCCGTTCGTACCAAGGCGAATTTCTTCTAGGAGACACCATGTCTGCCGCATCCGATTACACCGAAAATAACGTCATCAACGCGCTGTTGCGCGGGCAGGCGTTTCCGCTGCCGAGTAAGACGTACCTGTCGCTGCATACGCAGAATCCGGGAGAGACGGGCGGCAACGAGGTTTCGACGACCGTATGGCCGGCATACACCCGAAAGGACGCCGAGGTTGGCACGGCTATTGGCACGGGCTGGGCGCCGCCCAACAACGGCACGACGACGAACGCGAAGCAGGTGCTCTATCCGTCGCACAACGGTACGTCTGCGGTCACGATCACGCACTTCGCGATCTACGACGCGCTGACTGGCGGCAACATGCTCTGCTACGCCGCGCTCAATACGCCGCGCACGCTCCAGCCGGGTGACGTGTTCGTGTTCGACGTCGGTTCGCTGACCGTCCAGATGCTCTGAGCGCATGAACTTCTACGCGCTCAACGAAACCCCGATCAACGGGTGGGCCGCGCAGCAGGGCTTTGGTCAAGTTGCGATGTCGCTTGCCGGATCGGGCGTGAGCGCGAATGTGGGTCGCGGCGGTGGCTTCCCGTCGATCGTTCTTCAGGCGAGCGGCGATGGCACGCGGCGCGCGATGGGCGGCGGCTTCCCGTCGCTTATCCTTCAGGTCGCCGGCGACGGAACGCGGCGCGTTCCCGCAGACGGCATTGCCGTGCTCGAGCTGGGCGGCGATGGCGAGGGCAGGATCGCGACCAGCATCGGCGGCCACGCCACGATGATGCTGACGTGGCCATCCGGGCAAGGCGGGGTGATCGCGCGTGCGCACGGCACGGCAGCGATCGAACTGGTCGCGAAGGCGGACGGGCGCGCGGCGACCGGGCGTCACGGCTTCTCAGACACCTACCTGATGATGCTCGCTGACGGCTGGATGCGTCACGTTCCGCTGGTCAAGGGCGGCGCGGGAGCTGAAATGTGGTTATACCTGCGTGCCGTGCCGCGATTGGTTGCGAAGAACGGCAGCGCGCTCTCGATGGCGCTGCGCATGGAGTCGAGCGCGCGTATCGGCTGCCGCGTGCTGGGCGATGGCGCAGTCGTCATGGCACTCGAACTGCTACGTGAGCAAGCATGCCAGTATCGGCTGGTGAATGGATCGGGCGTCGCAGCCTTCGGACTGGCGTGCGGGGCGCGCGATCTCCGTATCGTCACGTTGCCGTCGACCATTAGCCCGGCGCCGACTGGGCGCGGAATTCGTGTGAGCCGAGAACCTCGCGGGATGCGTGTTGCGCGCGCGGCCCGCACTGAATACGTGGGGGCGTGATGCTCGGCATCTTCTTCAAGAGCCCGGTTGACCAGCTCGACTACGACATCGATTTTTCGCGCTGGCTGGCTGACGGCGACATGATCGCGAGCGCGTCGGCAGTCGTGCGGCCGGCCGACAGCATGGTGAGCGCGGCGCAGGTTATCGCGCAGCCGGAGATCGTCAAGGTGTGGCTCGTCGACGGCGTGAGCGGCAAGACCGCATCCATCATCGTGACCGCCACGACGGCGCAGTGCCGTGTGAAGCAGGTCGAATTTCAACTTCGAGTGCGAGACTGATATGGCCCTCAAACTGACCAACAATGCAGTGAGCACGCTGGCGTCGGCGTTGACGGCCAGTGCAACGAGCCTCGCGGTAATGCCGGGCGACGGTGCAAAGTACCCAGCGCTCGGCGCCGGTGACTGGTTCCCGCTGACTGTCGTGAAGAGCGACGGCTCGTTCGAGATCATGCGCTGCACGGCGATTGCTACCGACACGCTGACCGTTGCGCGGGCGCAGGAAGGCACCGTGGCGCTCGCGTTCAACGCGGGCGATCGCGTCGAGCTGCGGTGGACAGCCAGAGCTTTCCAGACCCTCTGGGATAGTGCCGAATCGCGTGTACTGCGTTCCGGCGACACGATGAGCGGGGCGCTCAATGTGCCGCTCGTTTCTCTGAATTTCGGATTGGAAGGAGACGACTCCGCTCCACGCATCTACAACGATGCCAGTAAGAGAGACATCGTGTTTCGCACCGGCCCGTCTAGCGCATACAAATATTCGTATTTCGATGCGGACGGCACGCTGGTTTTGAGCGCGCGGCCTAGCTGGGGCGCAACGCCTTGGGACACCGGTAACTTCGATCCCAATGGAAAGCTGACCAAAGGAGAAGACGTTGCTTGGCGGCTGCGCATTAGCGCCCCGAACTGGCAGGCAGACATGGGCCTGCGCTCGGGCAGCGGCGACGACACGTGGACATACATCCGCGCACGACAAGGCGGAGGCTGCGAGATCATCAACAACGCCTACAACTTCGTAACGTGGGCCGTGGATGATTGGGGGAACATGTATTCGCGCGGCGCACATCGCATGACGCCGGGCGGAAACTGGTGGTTCGAAAACCGAGGCTGGTCGAACGACGTACTGAATGATCTCTACAACCGATCAGCTCCGCGTGAATGTCAGTTCAACTCTGGCGCGGTTGAATTCGGGCCGCTCACGGCAGGTGCAACCCTTCAGGCACCTAATCCGTACGTGATGATCGGCTTGCGGACAGCAAGTTCCGATTACATGCGGATGGGCGAGCAGTTTATTCGATGCGTCACTATCAGGACGTACTGATGATTACCAACGAACAACTCACATTCTGCATGCAGCAGCTCTATCCGGGCACGGCGAACGGCCAAGATTACTGGATCGGTCATCCAGTGGATGCAAATGGCAAACAGATGGCGCCCGCCGCGATCTTCAGGTGGGGGCGGGCCGATCTTCGAGCGCCCGCGCCGTCTGAAATCGCATCATTGTGGGCGCAATACGAGTCTGCCTTCCACTCCATGAAGGCAGATCGCGCGGCGCGGGACCGGCGTGAAACCATGCTCAAGGAGGCAGACATGCTTGTGGAGCGTGCGGCAGACGCTGGATTGGATCAAATGCCGTTCAGGAGGTATCGACAAGCGCTGCGTGACATCACGGCCCAGCCGGGATTCCCGTTCGACGTGGAGTGGCCCGAAGCACCGGTCACGTGAAAAGCACCATGTCGTGTGGTGCGGAACAGGTTTATGCGCTATGGCGCGGTTACGTGTGGAGGGATAGGTGACCATCATCAAGATCACAGGATTTTCGGGCGAAATCCCGCGTCTTGTGCCGCGCCTGCTGCCCGACACCGCTGCGCAGCATGCGACGAACGCGCGTCTTGAGTCGGGCGGCCTCTCCCCCTATCGCAAGCCGAAGTTCATCCAGCGGATCACCGAGCCGGCTGTCGACGTCAAGACGATCTATCGCAACGGCGCTACGTGGCTGGCGTGGGACAAGCCGGTGTATGTGGCGCCGGGACCGGTCGCGGCCGATCGCCTCTACGTGATGGGCGACGGCGCGCCGAAGATGATCGTCGGTGGCGCGACGTACCCCCTCGCGATTTCGATGCCGAGCGCAGCGCTTACCGCGGCGACGGGCGGTACGGGAGCGGGCGACGTGTTTACGCGCATCTACGTCTACACGTTCGTGACAGGATTCGGTGAGGAGTCGGAGCCTTCAGCCATCTCCAATCAGGTGAACTGGCAGTCTGGCCAGACCGTGACCCTTTCCGGTTTTCAAGCGGCGCCGGCCGGTCGCAACATCACGAAGCAGCGCATTTATCGCTCGCAGACGAGCCTGTCTGGAACGGACCTGTATTTCATCGCCGAGCGCGACGCATCCGCGTCCAGCTTCGTCGACAACGTGCCACTGACCGATCAGAACGAGCCGCTTCCGTCGCTCGAATGGAACGCTCCACCTGACGGACTGACCGGCCTCATCTCGTTGCCGAACGGCATGATGGCGGCGTTTCGTGGCAAGGAACTATGGCTTTGCGAGCCGTGGCGCCCGCATGCATGGCCGCAGAAGTACGTACTGACGATGGATTACAACATCGTTGCGCTCGGCGCGTATGGCACGACCATTGTGGTCGCGACGGACGGGCAGCCGTATATCGTCTCCGGCGCGTCTCCGGATGCAATGTCGCAGGAAAAGCTCGAATTGAACCTGCCATGTATCAACGCGCGTGGGCTCGTCGATCTCGGCTATGCAATCGCCTACCCGTCGCACGACGGGCTCGTCGTCGCGTCGTCGTCCGGCGCGCGCGTCGTGACCGACCAGCTCATGACGCGCAACGACTGGCTGAAAACCGCGCCGAGCCGGTTCGTATCGGGTCAGTTCTTCGGCCGCTACCTCGCGAGTTACGAGTACGTAGACCCGTCTGGAACAGCCAATCGCGGCAGCTTCATCATCGATCTGACGGGGCAGGAGCCATTCCTGCACCGTACGAACTACAAGGCCGACGCGACGTTCTACGACATCACCGAAGGCAAGCTGTACCTGTGCATGGGGCAGGACATCTACGAGTGGGATGCGTTCGACAGCGAGAATGAAATTCTCGTGTGGCGCTCGAAGCAGTACGTCATCCCGAAGCCTACCAACTTCGGTGTGATCCTGATCGAAGGATCGGCGCTGATGACGCCGGAGGAACTGGCGGCTGAGCAAACGCAACGCGACGAGGACAAGGCGTACAACGAGAGCCTCTTCGGCTCTGCGAGCATCGGCGGCGAAATCAACGGTGCGGCCCTGAACGTCTATGTGATGAACGGCGACGCACTTCGGCGCGTCGCGTCGAACCGCTTTGTGTCGGCGACCGTCTACGCGGACGGCAGGCCGGTCGCGACCGTGAGCAAACTCAATCGAATGTGCCGGCTGCCGAGTGGTTTCCTCGCGCAGACGTGGGAGGTCGAGGTCAGCGCGAACGCGGATATCGCGCAGGTAACGCTCGCCGGAACCGGCGCAGAACTGGCAGGAGTATGACATGGCACGTGGCGACCTGAATGCAAGCCAGGCTGGGCCGCAATCGCGCGGCGACGCGCTTGCCGATCGGAAGGTAGAAGCCGCGATCGTCCGTGTGCTCACCAACAAGTTCAGCCTATCCGAGCGCGTGGTGCAGCAGCTTCAGGAATTGGCCGGTGATCGCGGTGATACCGCGGCGGGACGCCCGCGCGCGGCAGTGCGCCGGCAAGACCTTCGCGCGATCGCGCGCATGAGCGAGATGAAGTCGAAGCAGGTCAGCGCAGCTCCGACTGCTGCCGACTTCAATGCGCTGCGCGACGACGTGCGCATGGTGTTCGAAGCGCTGCGCGCGATCGCGCAGGCTCTGGGCGCATAGTCGTGTCCTAATTGGTTCGAAAAAGATAAAATGGTGCTAAATACAAACTGGTGTGCGCAATGAATCGACTGACTTACGACAACGAGCCAGCACTGATCGCTTGGGCCGCCGAGCGCATCGGCGTGCCGCTGTTCCGCATGGACGCGCGGGCGATCGGCCAAGAGCGCAATGGTGTGCTGAACGCGGTCGTTGTGTTCGATGGCTTCACGTCCGTCGACGCGAACATGCACATCGCTAGCGACGGATCGAGCCGCTGGCTCACAAGGGAGCTGCTGACCGCTGCGTTCGCGTACCCGTTCCTTCAGTGCAATTTACAGCGTCTCACGGGGCTCGTTCCGGCGAAGAATATCGCGGCCCTGCGCTTCGACGAGCACATCGGTTTCAGGCGAGAGGGCTACCACCCGCGCGCAGCGCCGGATGGCGGCGACATCGTTTCACTCGGCATGCTGAAAGAGTGGTGCCGCTTCATCCCACGGGAGTCTCTGCATGTTTGACCAATACACCGATTTCTGGGGTGATGGCGAGCGGCCGGAAGCCGATGGTGGCGTGCTCGCGCGCGAGCGCATGCACCGCAAGGCATGGGACCGACGGCTCGCCGCGCTGGGGCTGGGTCGGAACGTCTGCTTTGGCGGCGGCAAGGGCGGCGGCAGTGCGCCGTCTCCTGATCCAGCAATCGGGCAGGCCGCGCTGATGAACGCCCAGCAGGGTCAGGAGTGGCTGAACTTCGCGAAGGATCAGTTCGATGTCGGAAATATTCGACAAGATGAACTGGACGCGCTGACGAAGCGTGTTACGGAGCAGCAACTCGCGACGCAGGACCAGGCGAACCAGTGGGCGCAGGAGGATCGCCAGCGCTACAAGGATGTGTTCCAGCCGCTTCAAGATGAGTACATCAAGACGGCGAAGGAGTATGACACTCCCGAGAAGCAGGAGCAGATGGCCGCCGAGGCGCAGGCGGACGTGCAGCAGGGCGCGCGGCAGGCGAACGAAGCGAACACGCGCCAGATGGCGAGCATGGGGATCAACCCGCAGAGCGGTCGGTTCCAGGGCATCACGGCTGCGCAAAACACGCTCACCGCGCTCAATTCGGCAGGCGCAGCGAACAACGCGCGCCAGCAGGTGCGCGACAAGGCGCTCGCGCTGAAGGCGGACGCGATCAACCTAGGCAATGGCCTGCCGTCGAGCGCGGCGGCATCGGCCGGGCTCGGCCTGAACGCGGGCAACTCGGCGACCGGGAACGCCGGCGCAGCGAACGCGAACTGGCGCGCGAACGTCGGGATCATGGGTCAAGGCTACCAGGGGGCGATGCAGGGCTATGCGAACCAAGGGAGCATCCTCAACAACCAGTACGGCAACCAGATTAACGCGTGGAGCGCGCAGCAGCAGGCATCCGGCGCGAACGCGGGCGGCCTGATGAGCGGCATCGGCACGATTGCCGGCGCCGGCATCATGGCCTTCTAAGGAGAGAGCGTGAAAGAGATCATCGAGCGGCACAAGCGAATCGCGTTGCAGTTTTCCGGCGGCAAGGACAGCATCGCGCTGCTGCACCTGATGCGGCCGTATTGGGACCGTCTTACCGTCTATTGGCTCGACACGGGCGACAGCTTCCCGGAGGCGCGCGAGATTGTCGAGCAGGTCGATCGCATGGTGCCACGCTTCGAGCGCATCGAGGGGCGGCAGCCGTCCGTGATCGCGCAGTTCGGCATCCCGTCCGACATCGTGCCGGCGAACGCGACGCCGATCGGGATTGCGGCGAAGGGCGGCGGCGTGCTGATCCAGGACCGCTACTCGTGCTGCATGCGATCGCTGATGATGCCGATGCACGAGCAGATGAAGGCGGACGGCATCACGCTCGTGATCCGCGGGCAGAAGGCGTCTGACCGGATGCGTTCGCCGATCAAGTCGGGCCATGTCGAGGACGGCATCGAGTATCTGTTCCCGCTCGAAGCGTGGGACGACAGCCGCGTGTTCGCGTTCTTGCGTGAGCAGGGCGTCGCGCTGCCGCGCTACTACGAGGTCATGCGCGCGTCGCCGGACTGTATGTCGTGCTCCGCGTATTGGGAGGATGGCCGGGCCGCGTATCTGAAGCGCCACCATCCCGAGGCGTATGAGGAGTGCCAGCGGCGTCTCAACGCTATTTCTGACGCGACGGCCGAGGCGATCGCGCATTTCAACATGGAAATTGGGAGGTAATCGTGGCGAGCTATGGCATTGGCATCGGTTCTTTCGCGCAAGGGCTCATGCAGGGCATGCAAATCGGCAAGACCTTTCGCGATTCGAAGAAGCAGTGGGAGGCTGAAGCCGCGACGAAAGACGCGATGGACGCGGCGAAAGCGGAACGTGCCGATGCAATTGCAGCGGAGCAGGCGCGCCTTCTCGGGATTGGCTCGCAGGCGCCGAGCCCTGACGCTGCACCGCCGACTGCTACCACGCAACCCGTCGACATGAGCACACCTGCGGCAACGCCGCTGCCGGCGCAATCCGGTGCGGCACCTGCTACTGCGCCCGTGCCGACGCCGGTGTCTGCGCAGACGTCTCCCGACTCGCTGGCGGGCACGTCGATGGCGGATAGCGGCAGCGCGACGCCTGTTGCGATGCCGTCTGCCGGCGCTCGCTCGACGGATGCGCCTGCACGGCGCGGCGCGGCCGGGTCTATTGCTGCCTCGCCAGCCGTCGCCGCAGCAACGCGCGGAATCAACGGCGGCGAACCGATGAGCGACACCCAGGCTCGCGCGCTCGCGGACAAAAGCGCGCCGAGCGTGATGGACTTCTTCAGGAAGAAGGGGGTGCCGAAAATCGCCGAGACGTACCTCGCGCAGGGTGATCCGGCGAAGGCACAGGCATGGATGGACTGGTCTGACGCACAGGACAGCAAGCGCAACATGGCGACGTGGGCGAAGGCGTGGCGCGCGACGCAGATGGGCGACATCGAAGGTGCGGCCGATCACTTCATGGACCTGTACAAGAGCTACGACGACGGCGTTACGCCCGTGTCCAAGGAGGTCGTGAAGGACAAGGACGGGAACATCACCGGGTTCAACGTCAAGCTGAAGGACGATTCGACCGGTGAAGAGCGCAGTTCGTTCATCGATCGCAATCAGATGCTCGAAATGGGGCTGGCGTCGCTGTCGCCGCCACAGATGTTCGAGATGGCGTGGAAGCGCCAGCAGGCTCAGGACAAAGCGAAATCCGACGCGGTTGCGAAGGTCGGCGAGGCAAAGCTCAAGCTGGCGTCCGACATGGCGCTGGAAGGTACGCGTCAGAAGGGGCGCATGCAGCTCGAGGACAAGCGTGCCGAGAACAACTTGGACCGCGACGCCCAGAAGAGCAAGCTCGACGCGCAGGATCGCCGAAACAAGGTGCAGGACGAATTGGAGGCGAAGGTCACCGCGTTGAGGAATGGCGGGTATTCGGACGAGTTCGTCAACGGCGCGCTTCCGTCGATTCTCGGTATCAACGAGTACAAGCGTTCGACGTCGCCGGAGGAAGCAAAGCGTCTCGCGTTCGGTGATCGGATGAAGAACGATCCGTCGTTTGCTCGGCTGCCGGTCGACAAGCAGCGCGCGTTGATCGAGCAGGATATGGCGATCATTTTCGGCGGCGGGAAGCCGACCGACATCCCTGCCGGCGCGCCGCAGCCAGCATCTGGTGCCGCGTCAGCCAACTCTATGAGGCCGGCTGCGCGCGGCCTGCCCGTGCTCGACACGAAAACGGGGAAGGTCGTATTTCGGTAACGCCATCCTTCTGGTTTGATAATAGAACCATGCGAGTTAAAATCCTGACCACGCGCCAGTTCAGACCAGAGGGAACCCGTGCCGAAGAATCTTTTGCTCCAGACGCCGACCGCCGGCGACATCGAAGATGTGTTTACCCAAGGCGCGACGGACCTCTCGCGCCTGTCCCTGCCGACCTTTCCCGGTACAAACGCACCCAGCGCCTCGAGGCAACAACCTGCCGCGCCCGCGAGCGCGCCGGCCGCGCCATCTGCGTCCGTCGCGCCGGGCCGTCCGGCGCCGACCCGCGATGATTTGATCCGCCGCGCGCAACAGCTCGGGGTGCCGCCGGAAATCGCGCTGGAAATCAACGGGCTTGAGTCGGGGGGCAACTGGAATTCGCGCGACAGCAGCAAGGGAGCCATCGGCGGCATGCAGGTCATGCCCGACACGTACAAGCAGATGATGGGCACGTCCGTGGGCCAGCGCGATCCGTGGAACAACATGGAGGCCGGCCTACGCTATCTCGCCTACGGCATGAAGAAGCTCAACACGAGCGATCCGGCGCTGCTGGCGGCCGGGTATCAGGCCGGATACGGCCGACGTGAGCTGAGCCGCGGCGAAATTCCGAATACGACGGATGGCGGTATGACCACGCGCGCGTATGCCGCGCGGATTGCGAGCCGAGTTGGCACGGGCGGCGCGGCCGCGAGCACGGGTAACAGTGGGCTCGACCTGCAGGCTCGACTCGACGCGCAGGAGCCGGGCCGCTACAAGGTGCTCGACGCGGAAGAGGCGAGCCGGATGGGGCTGCAAGCGCAACTCGACCAGGAGGAGCCCGGCCGCTTCAAGGTGCTGACGCAGCAAGAGCTGGACAAGATGCCGCCCAGCGCGGTTCAGCAGGACACCGCGCCGAAGGAGGAGAAGCCCGCCAGCTCTGGCTTTGTTGAGGACGCTGCGCGGATGGGGGTAGGCGGCATCTACAAGGGCATCGGGTCGATGCTGCGCGGCGCGGGCAAGGCAGCGCAGCTTCTCGGCGACAACACCACGACGCCGCTCGTGAACTGGCTGTTCGGTACGAACTACCGGACGGGCAACGCAGCCGACGTACCGGCCGATGCGATTCGCGGCTTCGCCGAGCGGGTACAGGCAGGCGTGACTAAGGCGACCCAGGGCGCACTGGAGAACAGCCGGCCGGACGGTTCGCTGCTTGACCCCAAGAGCTGGACGTTCGGTAAAGACCCGAGCGTGCGCGGCTACATGATGCTCGGCGCTGACGTCATCGGCTCGACGGCGCCGATCATCGCCGCGAGCGTCCTGTCGGGCGGCTCGGCTGCGGCCGGCGCGGCGGCGGGCGGCCTGACCGGCGGTGGCGCTGGCGTCGAGACGGCGCGCGAAGCTGTTCGCGAGATGGCGACGAAGCTGGTTGAGGTTCCTGACGGCAAGGGTGGCGTGAAGCGGATCACCCAGCTTGAAGCGGAGAGCCCGGTCTATCGCGCGTTCCGCGCGCAGGGCATGAGCCCGGCCGAAGCGCAGCGCCGCACCGAGGACGCCGCCGAGAAGTGGGCGTTCGTGCTCACGGCGCCCGTGTCCGCGATGGGCGGCGCGGCGACCTCGAAGATCCTGCACCCTGCCGAGCACCTGCTGGGCGCGGCTGGCAATCGCGCGGTGCGCGCCGGCGGCCGTGCCGTGCTCGGCGCGGCTGAAGAAGCGATTCAGGAGCCGTCCGAAACCGTCGCGTCGCGCACGGGCGTGAATGTCGGCGCCGGCACGAAGGCCGACGTCACCGAAGGCACGTTCGCCGACGCGGTGCTCGGCGCGCTCGGCGGCGCGGGCCCGGCTGGCGTGGCCGGCGCGATGTCGTCGCGCGCGCCGCACGCGGCGCCGCGTGTCGAGCCGACGCCCGAAGTCGCGCCGCAGCCCGCACCGGAAGCGCCCGCCGCTGCCGCGCCTGCCGCGCCGGCTGCGCCGACCGGCCCGATCGGCCGCGCGATGGAGCGCGCCGCAGGCGGCGCGTCGGCGCAGGAAGCCGCGCCGCCGGCCGGGAGTTCGCAGGTTGTCGTCGGCGACGACGGGAAGCAATACCGACTGACGACGGGCCCGGATGGCGTGACGTTCGAGCCGATCGCCGATGAGCCGGCCGCGGCGCCCGCTCCGGCCGCCGAAGCGACGCCGGCGCCGGCCGCGCCGAAGGCAGCCGAGCAGGCCGTTACCTCTGGGGTCCCTTCGTTTGCCGACGTCTACGGCGCCAATACCGACCCTAAGAACTTCGCGGGCCGCGACCCCAAGTTCGCGGGCCGCATCCGCGAAACCAATTCCGGCAACAAGGTCATCGATGGGATGCTGACGCACGTAACGGTGCGCCTGAAGGATGGGAGCAAGGTCAAGGCCGAGGTCGGCGGCGAAACGATCTTCGATGGCAAGGGCGACATGATCGATCCGTCTGCCGTATCCGCGTTCAAGAACGATGTGGAGGGCGCCAGGTGGATCGCGGTCAAGTCGGAGCCCGCGCCGGCCGCTCCCGAGACGAAGCCGGAGACGAAGGCCGCCGCGCCGACCGAACCCGCGCCGCGCGAGGAGAAGGCCGCCGAGCGCCCGCTGACCGACTGGAGCGAGCTCGAGCTGCGCGACCGCCTGCGCTACCTGACGAAGCAGGCGAAGATGAACGGCGGCTGGAACAAGATGCTCACCGCCGAGCGCCGCAAGGTGTCGGCCGAGATCGACCGCCGCAACGAGGGCGCGCCCGCGCCAGCCGAGCCCGTGACCGCCGCGCAGGTCGAGGAGCCGGCCGCCGCGCCGGCCGCGCAGGAAGAAGAAGCGCCCGCGACGACCGCGAGCGGCGCATTCCTCGATCGCGGCGACGCGAACCGCGCGGCGATCAGCGCCGCCGAGCGCGAGGGCCGCGTGCACGTCGTCATGCCGCGCGAGGAGGACGGCCGCACCGTTTTCGACATCAAGCCGCAGGAGGCATCGAATGCCGCACCCGCCAATGGTGGAGCTGATACTGGTCGACGTGCTGCTGGCGCTGACGTACAGGTCGATCGACCCGCCGAATCCGGTAGCGCTCGCGCTGCTATACAGCAACCTGAAGGAAATGCAGGGCCGGCCGCACTGAGCCGCGAGCTCGCTGGCGCGAAGCCGCGCTACGCCTACGGCGAGAAGCAATTCACGCTCGAATTCGCGAACGACGTCGACCGCGCCGCGTACATCGCCGCGCAGAAGAACCCGAGCAAGCGCGACGCGGACTACCTGAAGTTCGCGACCGATGCGACCGGAATGACCGATGCGCAGGTGCGCGAGCACGGCGCCCGCGTACGCGAGCACATCAAGGGCATCGCGCACGACGCCGAGCCCGGCACGCTCAAGGTTCCGGCGATCCACGGCGCCGAGCAGACGGCCGCGCCCGCAGCGCCGGCCGCCGAGAAGGACGCCTACGCCGGCAAGTGGTTCGGCTCTCGCGAGAAGGCGCAAACCTTCCTCGACAAGAAGAAGGCCGGCGAAACGCACGAGATCGTGCAGACGGGCAAGGTGCGGTTCGAGATCAAGCCGAAGGTCGCCGAAGGCATGGAGCGCTTCCCGGCCGAATCCGGCACGCTCGGCATCTCGCGCGATGAAATGCCGCAGGTGCCGACGCAATCGCACGGCGGGCTCGTCAATCACCTGAACGCGCAGGGCATCGAACACGAAACGAAGATGGTGCCGGCCGCCGAGCTGAAGCCGACGCAGGCCGAGTTCTCGCCGGAGAAGGTCGCGCAGGCGAAGGAAGCGACCGGCGACCGCGCCGTGATCGTGTCGAACGACGGGCACATCATCGACGGGCATCATCAGGTGCTCGCCGCGCAGGAGGAAGGCAAGGACGTCAAGGCGATCGTGCTCGACGCCTCCGTCGACAAGGCGCTCGAGGCCGTGAAGAATTCGCCGAGCGCGCAGAGCGCGGCCGACGACGCTGCGGCGCGCTGGAGCCGCGCGACCGACACCGAGCGCGCCGCGTTCCTGTCGCGCGCCGGCTACAGCAACGACGGCAAGCTGAACCTTGCCGGCCGCCGGCTGCTGCGCACGCCGCTCGACCAGATGCGCCCGTCGACGCGCGGCAAGATCGAGTCGGCCATGCATATCGGCGCCGCGCCGGCCGTGCAGCCCGTGGCAACGCCGGGCTCCGACGTTCTGAAGCGCATGAACCAGCTCGTGCGCGCGAAAACCCTGCCGGAAGTCGAGGAGGTCGCACGCGCCGAGGAAGCGACATGGTCCGCGACCGAGAAGCCGACCGACGCGCACGCCGCCGCGCATGCCGAGCTCGAGCGCCGTATCGAGCGGAAGCGCGAAGCGCTGGGCGAAAGCGCGCCGACCGACGACGCCGCGCCGCAGGCCGAGCGCGACAACAGTTCGGCCGCGAAACAGGACGCCGCACGCGACTTCGTACGCGCCGCTCGCGAGGATGGTGCGAAGAAGATCGCGGACATCATGCCGGGCATCAAGGATGGTCGGACGTTCCAGACGGGAGCCCCGTTCGTAAAGCCCGGGTTCATCATGGTAGATGGCCCGAAGGGCGAGCAGTTCCGCCTTGCCGACCTGTGGAATGCGACCGAGCCGGCGGCGCGCGTCGAGGCAGCGAACGACGCCTCGCCGACTGACCCGACGCCATCGAACGGCGCCGACCGCTTCGCCGGCAACAAGCTGTTCACCGCGGACAAGGTAGAGGCGGCGCGCGCGCGCATGCGCTCGAAGCTGTCGCAGTTGAACAGCGGCCTCGATCCCGAGCTGATGATGGACGGCATGACGATCGCCGGCGCGTACATCGAGGCCGGCGTGCGAGATTTCGCCGCGTATGCCAAGGCGATGACCGACGACATGGGCGACGCCGTGAGGCCCTACCTGCTGTCGTTCTGGGAGGCCGCACGCAACTATCCGGGCCTGCAAACCGAGGGCATGACCAGCGTCGAGGATTCGAAGCGCCAGCACGGCGAGCTTATTACCACGCAATCAGCATCGTCTACAATGCAATCGAAGGAGGTTGCACAAAATGACAGAAACGCAACTGCTGGACGTGCTGACGAAGGCGCTCCAGAACAAGGCACCGGACGCGTATCGCCGGATGAAGGCGGACGGGACGCTGGACGCGTATCTGAGCAACCTTCTGGCCGTGACGCTCGAAGCGATCAGCGAGGCGCGGCAAAGCGCGATCAGCAATCTCGTGACGCAGGGGAACCCGCAGTACGAGGAAAAGCCGCTGCCGCGGACGCAGGCGATCAACATGGCCGAGAAGGCGGCCGAGGAGATCGCGCTCGCGCAAGCGATGGAGACGATCGAGGCGCTGTCAGCCGGGTCGGCACCGACTACCGCGTAGCGCCGGGCGAGCTGAAGCGTGCCGGCTCGTGGCGCGCGACCGCCGAGCAGAACGTGCGGATCGTCGAGCTCGTGAAGCAGCTCGAACAGGAAGGCCGCCGGCCGACGCCTGACGAGGCCGCGCTGCTGACGAAGTTCACGGGCTGGGGCTCGAGCGAGATCGCGAACGGCATCTTTCCGGACCGCTACGGCCGCTACAAGGATTCGCAGTGGCAGGCGCTCGGCGAGCGGCTGAAGGCTGCGCTCACGCCTGAGCAGTATGAGCAGGCGAAGCGCACGACGCAGTACGCGCACTACACCAGCGAGGGTGTGATCCGCTCGATCTACGACGGCCTGCGCCGCCTGGGCTTCGCCGGCGGCAAGGTGCTCGAGCCGGGCATGGGTATCGGCCTGTTCAAGGGGCTGATGCCGGACAGCATGGCCGCGACCAGCCAGTACACGGGCGTGGAATACGACGCGCTGACCGGCGCGATCGCCAAGCTGCTGTATCCGCAAAGCAACATCATCGTCGGCGACTTCACGAAAACCGCGATGCCGCGCGAGTTCTTCGACGCGGCGATCGGCAACCCGCCCTTTGCGTCCGTCGTCGTGACCAACGACCCCGAGTACAAGAAACAGGGGTTCATGCTGCACGACTACTTCTTCGCCAAGACCATCGACCGCGTGAAGCCGGGCGGCATGCTCGTGTTCGTCACCAGCAAGGGCACGATGGACAAGGCGAGCGACCGCGCGCGCCGCTATCTCGCCGACCGCGCGAACCTGATCGGCGCCATGCGGCTGCCGCAGACCGCGTTCAAGGACAATGCCGGCACGGAAGTTGTGACCGACGTGCTGTTCCTCCAGAAGCGCGGCGCCGGCGTCGAGGACAACGGCGTGAAGTGGCTAGGCACGGCCGAAGTGCAGACGCCGCAGGGCCCGGCCCAGATCAACGAGTATTTCGCCGCGCACCCGGAGATGGTGCTCGGCGCGCACGCGCTGACCGGCAGCATGTACCGCGCGAACGAATACACGGTCGTTCCCGAGCCGGGCGTCGACATGGAAGCCGCGTTCGCCAAGGCGATCGCGAACCTGCCCGAGGGCGTCTACCAGCCGGGCGCGAAGAACCCGGCCGCGTCGAAGGCCGTGGCGCTCGAACGCGACTTCAACCCGACCCATAAGAAAGAGGGCGGGCTGTACGTCGGCGACAGCGGCAACCTGATGCAGGTCGACAGCGGCACGGGCGTCGAGCTGACGCACCGCCGCGGAGCGGACGGCAAGCAGATCGCGCTGAAGCCGGCCGACAAGGCGTTCCTGAAATCGTGGGTGGGCCTGCGCGATGAGCTGAAGCAGGCGCAGCTCGACCAGCTCTCGGATGGCGCGTGGGAAAAGTCGCTCAAGGCGCTCGGCGAAGCCTATGACGCCTTCACGGCGAAGCACGGCAACCTCCTCGCCTACTCCACCATCACGCGCACGGCCGAAGATGGCACGGAGACGGTGACGAAGCGGTTCAAGAACGACCCGCTGCTGCGCCTGGACGTCGACGGCGCCCTCGCCTACTCGCTGGAGCACATCAAGGAAAACGGCGACATCGTGAAGGCGCCGGTGCTCTCGGAGCGCGTGCTCCAGCGCCCGCGCGAGCCCGAGATCAAGACGACGAACGATGCGATGTTCGTGTCGCTCAACAACAAGGGCGTGCTCGACCTCGACGACGTGGCTCGCCTGTCGAGCATGAGCCGTCAGGAGGTCATCGACGCGCTCGGAACCTCGATCTACGAAGACCCGGCGAAGGGCTGGCAGACTTCCGATGCGTACCTGTCGGGCAACGTCGTGCGCAAGCTCGCCGAGGCGCAGGCCGCGGCGCGCAGCGACCGCAAGTATCAGCGCAACGTCGAGGCGCTGCTGGCGGTGCAGCCAAAGCCGCTCGGCCCGACCGACATCACGGTGAAGCTGGGCCAGAACTGGATTCCGGCCAGCGACGTCGCCGCGTTCGCGAGCGAGGCGCTGAACGAGAACATCGACGTCAGCTACAACTCGCGGCTCGGCAACTGGTCGGCAGAGCAGACCGGCTCGAACTATTCGGAGTTCAACACCCCGAAGATGAACGCCGGCCAGATCCTCGACGCGGTGCTGAACAACCGTCAGATCAAGGTCACGTTCCGCGACCAGGAAGGCAAAACGCACGTCGACGCCGAGGCGACCGAGAAGGCCAACGACGTCGCGCAGAAGATGCGCGCCGCGTTCAGCCGCTGGATTTGGACGGACACGAAGCGCGCCGATCGGCTCGTCAACCACTACAACGAGAACTTCAACAACATCGCGCCGCGCCAGTTCGACGGCTCGCACCTGACGCTGCCGGGCGTGTCGCTGCGCTTCGACCTGCGCGAGAACCAGAAGCGCGCCATCTGGCGCGGCATTCAGGAAGGCGATATGTACCTCGCGCACGCTGTCGGCGCGGGCAAGACGTTCACGATGATCGCGACCGGCATGGAGGAGCGCCGGCTCGGCCTATCCAACAAGCCGATGTACGCGGTGCCGAACCACATGCTCGCGCAGTTCGCGCGCGAATTCCTCGAGCTGTACCCGGCCGCGAACATCATGGTCGCGGACGAGCAGAATTTCCACACGCACAACCGCCGCCGGTTCGTCGCGCAGGCCGCGCTCAACAACCCGGACGCCATCATCATCACGCACTCGGCGTTCGGCCGCATCGGCATGTCCGACGAGTACGCCGCGCAGTTCATCTCCGACCAGATCGACGAATGGAAAAGTGCGCTCGCCGAGACGGACAAGGGCGACCGCATCACGCGCAAGCAGATCGAGCGTCGCATCGAGCAGCTCGAGCGCCGGCTGGATGCGAAGCAGGGCGGCGAGAAGAAGGACAAGGTGCTGTCGTTCGAGGAGCTGGGTGTCGACCGCCTGTTCGTCGACGAGTTCCACGAGTTCCGCAAACTCGACTTCGCGACGCAGCAGGGCAACATCAAGGGCATCGATCCGGCCGGCTCGCAGCGTGCGATGGACCTGTTCATGAAGACGCAATACCTGCGCTCGAAGAAGCCGGGCCGCGCGCTCGTCGCCGCGTCGGGCACACCGATCACGAACACGATGGGCGAGCTGTTCACGGTGCAGCGCTTCTTCCAGCCCGAGCAGATGGCCGAGGACGGCCTGGACACGTTCGACGCGTGGGCGAACCAGTACGGCGATGTCGTAGCGGGATTCGAGCAGAACGCGGCGGGCGGCTACGAGGTCGTCAGCCGCTTCGCGAAGTTCCAGAACGTGCCGGAGCTGATGCGCCGCGTGCGCTCGTTCATGGACATCCTGACGAGCGCGCAGCTCTCGCAGTATGTCGATCGGCCGGCGATCGATGGCGGCGGCCGTCAGGTCATGGTCACACCAGAACCGTTCGGTTACAAGGCGTACCAGAAGGCGCTCGAACAGCGCATCACCGCGATCCGCAACCGCAAGGGTCCGCCCTCGAAGGGCCAGGACATCATCCTGAACGTCATCGCGGACGGCCGTTTCTCCGCGATCGACATGCGCTTCGTCGATCCGACCGCGCCGAGCGACCCGAACAGCAAGCTGAACCAGATGCTCGACGCCGTGATCGCCGACTACCACACGGCGTCCGACTTCGAATACTCGACCAACGGCAAGGTCGACCCGATCAAGGGTGCGTCGCACATCGTCTTTACGGACATCGGCCTCGGCGAGCAGTCTGCGAAGAACCGAGGCTTCGACATGAAGGCGTGGATCGAGAAGCGTCTGATCGACGGCGGCGTGCCGCGCGAGCAGATTGCGTTCATGCGCGACAACAAAGAGCATGCGAAGAAGGAGCGCCTGTTCGCGGATATGCGTGAGGGGAAAAAGCGCGTGCTGATCGGCGGAAAGGACATGGAAACCGGCGTGAACGTGCAGAAGCGCCTCTACACCGAGGAGCATCTGGACGCGCCGTGGTTCCCGGCATCCGTCGAGCAGCGCGAGGGCCGCATCATCCGTCAAGGCAACCAGAACAAGCAGGTGCGCATCCGCGCCTGGGCGACGAAGGGCAGCTACGACTCGACCATGTGGGGGATGAATGCCCGCAAGGCGCGGTTCATCGAGCAGGCGCTAAACGGCGACGACAGCGTGCGCTCGCTGGAGGACGTGTCCGAAGCGTCGGCGTTCGACATGGCCGCCGCGCTGGCGTCTGGCGACGAGCGCTATCTGAAGCTGGCCGGCCTGAAGGCCGACGTCGAGCGCCTGGAGCGCCTGAGCTACGCGCACCACGATGACCAGAACAAGCTGCGCCGCGACAAGCATTGGGCCGAGACGTCGATCGAGCGCGACCGCGCGCTCTCCGGCGAGATCAAGGCCGCGCTGGAGAAGCGCACGCCAATTCGCGCGGGCGAGTTCGCCGGCAAGGTCGGCAAGACCGCCTACGACAAGCGCGACGAGTTCTCGAGCGCGATCTTCAACCGGTTCAAGGAGCTCGCCGGCAAGGAGGCCGACACTGGCGAGCAGATCGGGGAGATCGGCGGCTTCCCGATCATGTTCCATGGCACCCAGCTCAAGGGCTCCGGCGAATACATCGCGGCCGTGACGGTCGACCTGCCGGGCGACCCCTCGCCGCTCGTGTCGCTCCCGCTCGACCCGGACTTGCCGGTCGGCGGCATAGCGACGCGTGCGGCGAATCAGGTGAACAACCTTGACAACCAGCTCGCGCAGCTCACGGCCCGCGTGCAACAGAACGAGCGCCGCATCGACCAGATCGGCAACCGCCTGGGCGCGCCGTTCCCCGAACAGGCCGAGCTGCTGGACAAGATGGCGCAGCTTAACTCGCTCGAGACCGAGCTGACCGCCGAGAAGGCCAGCGAAAACGCGCCTGCGCCGTCAGCCGACGCAGCGGCGGCAACGGAGGAGGTGCAGGGCGGCAAGGCCGAGGCGGTGCGCTACAGCGTTTCGCCGGCGGGCGAGGTTGCGCCGTTCGTGCGTGACGAAATTCAGAGCGTGATCGACGCTGCGCGCGCGGCGGGCCACGCGCCGCAGAAGGCGCATGTCGGCAAGGCATCTGACTGGCTGGCGCATGCTGCGAAGCAGGCGGGATTGTCGATTGATGGGTTCGAGCACATCGTCGACGGTTCGGCCGTGCGCCACATCATGAAGAACCACGGCAACGTGAAGGCGGAGGGCTCGCGCGGCCAGCTCGCGATTGGTGACAACGACATCCAGAGCATCCCGCTCCTCGTTGCGTCGCCTGATCGCGTGGTGTTCGGCACGCACAACCGGCTCGGGCGTGACCAGATCGGGTATGTGAAGCAGATGGAGGACGGCTCGATCCTCTATTTCGAGGAAGTGCGCTCGAAGCGGGGCGAGCTGGCAGCCGTCACGATGCGGAAGTATCCCGCCACGATGAATGTCGACACCATCGTGTCGACCCTCGATCCCAACGCCCGAGGCGATGGCGGGGATTTCATTGTAATTACGCCGAGCGACAAAGACAAGTCAACGGGGCTGATCGGCGCGTCGGATGTGGCCCCGGAATCGGCCACGCCGACCAGCGACACGCTCACGGCGGACGGGCTCGCGCAGGTGCTGAAGGGCGGCGAATTCGGCAGTGTTGTCGCTCGCATGATCGAGTTGGATAGTGTGGTGCTGCACGATACCGCACAAACTCTGCCTGTATCGAATGCTCCAGCCGGCGTGCGCGGCGTGACGATGCCTGACGGCGCGATCCATCTCGTCGCGGCGAACCTGACGCCCGAATCGGCGCCGGGCGTGCTGTTGCACGAGGCGTTCCACCAAGGGGCCGAGCGCCTGATCGGTTCGGACGCGTGGACGAAGTTGCTCGGCCGCCTGAAGGCGCTGCACAACCAAGCGCGGCAGTCGAATGGGCGTGCGCGGCAGTTTTTCGACGCCGCGCGCGAACGTGTCGCGTCTGCACAACGTGAGGGTGGCGCGGTGCCGGAGATGACTGCCGAGGAGTTCGGTGCCTACACCGTCGAGCATTACGATCAAGCGCCGATGGCGTTCGGCCGGTGGGTCGATGACGTTGTGGGCGGCGTCAAGGCATGGCTGCTGCGCCGGTTCGGGAAGCAGCTTGGCACCGTCACGCCGGCGCAGCTCCGCGCGCTGGCCGCCGCCGCGCTGCGCGATCAGGCTGGCGGTCCGACCGATGGTGCGCGCTTCTCTGTCGGCGGGACGCAGGCGAGCCAGCATGGTGCCGGCGGCCTTACGCCGCCCACGCCGACGCGCTTCGACCGCCTGCAAGCCGCGGTGCAGGACAGCATGAACCGCGTGAAGCAGGTGCAGGAGCGCATCAAGAAGCTGATCGGCGTGAAGGACCTCGGCGTCGCCGACTACTACCGCGCCGAGGCGAACCGGCCGGGTCGCGTCGCTGCGCGGCTGGAGGATGCGAAGAAGCAGCTCACAGGGCCGCTGATGGAGCGCCTTGCGAAGTCCGGGCACACGCCCGCGCAGCTCGAGGAGCTGCTGCACGCCCAGCACGCGCAGGAGCGGAACGAGCGCGTCGCGGAGATCAACAAGGACATGCCGGACGGTGGCTCGGGCATGACGACGGCCGACGCGAACGCAATCCTTGCGAAGTACGCGGACGCGACCGAGCTTCAAGCGCTGGCGCAACAGGCGCGCGACATCGCGAGCGCAACGCTCGACCTGAAGCTGGCCTATGGCCTTATCGGCCAGACTGACCACGACACGCTCTCGAAGTCCTACGAGAACTATGTCCCGCTGAAGGGCGACGGCGAGTACGGGCCGAAGATCAAGCGCGCAATGGGTCACGAGGAGCGGGAGGAGCACATCCTGGAGAACATCGCACGCGACTACGATCAGGCCGTGGTCGTGGGCGAGAAGAACCTCGCGCGCCAGTCGCTCCTCGCGCTGGTCGCCGACAACCCGGACCCGGAATTGTGGACGATCGGCGTGCCGCCGCGCGGGCGCTATATCGCCGGCAACGTCTACAACGTCGTCGACACGACGAAACCGAACGGCGAGACGGTTGGCTCATTCACGTCGCGTTCGCAGGTGAATGCGTTCCTCGAAGGCTTGGGCGCTGCGCGGCAGAATCACATCGTTCTCGACTCGAACGGCGAACGCGTCGCTGAATTCGTGAAGCCGCTGCAAGACAACGAGGTCATGGCCTACGTCAAGGGCGAGCCTGTGCGCATCCAGATCAACGACGAAGCGCTCGCGCGGCAGATTCGGCCGCTCGATCAGGCGCGCATGCACCCGATCCTCGAGATGATGCGCGGCATGAATCGCTACCTGTCGAAGATCTACACCGGCTACAACCCGGCGTTCATTCTGCGCAACGCCGCGCGCGACGCGCTGACCGGCACCGTCAATATGGTCGGTCACGAAGGCGTACGCGTTGCAGCGAAGGCGTGGGCGAAGTACCCGGCTGCCGCGAAGGCGCTCGGCCAGTGGGCCGCGACTGGCAAGGAGCCGACCGGCAGCACGGGCGCGATGCTGAAGGAGTACCGCATGCAGGGCGGCAAGACCGGTGCGTCGCGGATGTCCGACCTTGAGGAGCAGGGTAAATCGCTCACGCGCATGTACGAAGACGCCTACGGCGCGCGCGGCTATCTGAAGGACGGCGAGGGCCTGAAGGCGGCGAAGGTCGCCGGACGGAAGATCGTCGGCGGCATGGCGCACGTCGTGGAGGTCGCCAACCAGGCGACCGAGAACGCCCTGCGCCTGTCGCTGTACATGACGCTGCGCGAGCAGGGCGAAACGCCGGGCCGCGCGGCGCAGGCGGCCAAGAGCGTTACGGTCGACTTCGACCGCAAAGGCACGCTGACGCCGGCGCTCGGCGCCGTCTACCTGTTCCTGAACCCGGCGATTCAGGGCACGGCGAACGCCATGCGCGCGCTCGCGAGCGGCGAGCATCGTGGTCAGGCGCTCGCCGCGCTCGGCATGCTGGCGGCGCTCGGCTTCTTCGCCGGTGCATCCGGCATTGACGACGACAAGGATCGCTGGCTGGGCGAAGGCTGGGACACGCGAACGAAGCACTTCATCTTCCGGGTCGGCGACCATACCCTTCGCGTTCCGCTGTCGCAGGAGTTCGCGCCGGCCTATGCGTTCGGCGTGGCGCTGGCCGAAGCGACGCGCGGCGAAGGCGCGATGAAGTCTGCCGTGCGCATGGTGTCGTCGTTCGTCGACGCCTATTTCCCCCTGAATGGGGCATACAACCCTGACAGCGACAACCATGCGCTCGACGCGTTCATGGCGGCGACGCCGACGATCATCAAGCCGATCGCTGAAACATCCGTGAACCGGAACACGTTCGGCAGCCAGATCGTTCCGGAGACGCCGGCGACGAAGGCGCAGCCCGACAACCTGAAGATGTTCCGTGGCACCAAGGGCTCGGTATACGACACGCTGGCGCAGCAGATCGCGGCGGCCGGCGAGCTGACGGGCGCTCGCCGCTTCGAGAACGACCTGACGAAGATCAGCCCCGAGACGCTGAAATACGTTTGGCGAACCTACACGGGCGGCTTGGGGCAGTTCGTGACCGACTCGATCGGCGCGGCCGGCCTCGCGGCGTCGGACCTGAGCAGCGTGTCGAGCAGCGACGTGCCGATTGTGAAAGATTTCTGGCGCCAGAACGACGTGAAGCCGCTCCGGAGCCGCTACTATGACCTCGCGCGCGAGGCGAAAGCGGCGGCGGACGAGTTCCGCGTTGCGAAGAAAGCGGCGGATGGTGAAGCGCTCGACGACATTTTCGCGCGACCTGAGCAGGCGGAGATGATTTCGCTCGATCGCATGACGCAGCGTTACGGAAAGGCGATCGCAGCAATCCGCGACGAGGCGGTGACGGTCAACGCGGACAAGTCGCTATCGACGGCCGAGAAGCGGACGCGGCTGAAGGAGTTGGAGGCAGACGAGGAGGTGCTGTACCGGGGCGCGCTGGATGCATTCCGGCGGCCGTGACGGGCGGCGGGCGCCGAGATGGTCAGCGCCGCCGCGTCAGCGCTTTACGCGGTCCTCTTCCTCGATGCGTCGGACGGCTTCTTTCACGCGCCAGAGACGTTCGACTTCGACGATTGCGGCCGCCTCGACCACTTCGCGGATGAACGATGACTTCGAGCGGATCGCTTTGTTCTCGACCAGATAGTCGAGCTGCAACATCAGCGTTTCAGGGAACGGCACGTTGATGCCGATTTTCTTGGTCGGGTCACCGGTCGTCCACGGGGTATCTTCCCGCGACGGGGCGAATTTCGCGGCACCTCGCTTCTCGGTGGGTGCGGATTGACGGCGCCGTGGAGTGGTGTTTGCCATAGGGGTCCAGTAGTACCGTGTCGCACTATACGAATCGGTGCCAGAAAGGATGACATCGAAGCGTCGAGCTGGATAGCACACTATCGCAATCAATGGTTATGAAATCGAACCGAATGGGGTAAAATCTGCCCGAAATGTTACGGTGATCCGACGAGGAAGGCGGAATTCATGGCTGAACCGACTACGAGCGCCATCGCAGCAGCCGGCGCGGTTCTCGCGAAGATCGTGCCGGGCGCGATCGGCTCGCTGATCGCGCTGCGATTCATTGGCGACGGCCTGACCGGTCGCCAGAAGGCGGTGTCGTTCGTGACCGGCGCCGCATTCTCGTACTTCGTCGGGCCGCTGATCGTCGTGTGGTGTGGCATCACGGACGGCGGCGCGCAGCAGGCGATCGGCTTTCTCGTCGGCCTGTTCGGGCTGGCGATTACGAAAGAGCTGTTCAAAGAAATCAACGACGCGGATTTTATCGGGGCCCTTAAACGACGCTTCCTTGGGGGCCAATGATGGTCACGATTTTCGTTCTCGCAAACCTCGTCATTCTCGCCTTTTGCATCTGGATCGCGGTCACTGACGCGATCGCGACGGGATGGTGGGGCACGGTCGGGTTCTCGATCATCGGCATCGCGGCCGCCGTGAACGTGGTGAAGCCGATCCGTATGGCGCCTGCAGTCGACTTGCCTGAGACGCTGATGATGGTCGGCATGGCGATCGTGTGCCTGTGGGTGATGGGGTGCAAGGCATACTGGTGGACCAAGGAGCACAAGCATGGGTAACTACGACGCGGCCGCGCTGAAGGCCGAACTCACGCGCGACGAGGGGCGCAAGCCGCGCATCTACACCGATACTGTTGGCAAGGTGAGCGGCGGCATCGGCAGAAACCTGACTGACAAGGGCTTTCGGGACAGCGAGATCGATTTGATGTACGAAAACGATCGAGCCGAAGCCGAGGCTTGGCTCGATCGCAATCTGCCATGGTGGCGCTCCCTTGACCCGGTACGTCAACGCGTGCTGATGAACATGGCGTTCAACATGCAGGGGAGGCTGCTCGGGTTTCGCAACTTCCTTGCGGCGGCGCAGCGCGGCGATTGGAACCGAGCGGCGGTGGAAATGCTCGACAGCCTCTGGGCGCGACAGGTTGGCGGGCGCGCAACGCGGCTCGCTGACATGATGAGGGCCGGCGCATGAGTTGGTTCGATCCGCGTATCTGGCTGGTCGTGATCGCCGGCGTCATTGCCGGTTCGGTCGGCGGCTATTTCAAGGGGTATCGTGACGCCGACCAATCTGCAACGGTTGCAGATCAGGTGCGGCAGATCGGCGACCTGAAGGCCGAGCGTGATGAATTTCGCCGCCGATCGGCGGCACAAGAGGAGATCGCAACCCATGCCGCGAAAGAACGTGATCAGGCACGCGTTGATGCCGATGCTGCCGCTTCTGCTGCTGACGGCCTGCGCAAGCAAGTCGCAGTGCTCGTCGAGCGTGCCCGTCATCCCGCCGCTTCCGCCAGAAGCGCGCCAGCCGGCGACGCCCTCGATTTGCTCGCCGACATGTTCGGCAGCGTTGACGACCGCGCGGGAGAACTGGCAAAAATCGCTGACGCGCGGGGCATCGCCGGCCAGCAGTGCGAGCGCGACTACGACGCGTTGACTCCACGCTGACGATCTCTCTCCCGAAGTTGGGGTTGCCCCGGCTGAAATGGCCGGGGCTTTTTTCGTCCATCGTTGGTAGAATGTGTGTGAAAGCTGTCTATGGGCAGCTTTTTTTGCGAATGGCATTTCTCATGGTATCGGCACTTTCGATAACGCTATAAGCCTTGATGCATAAGGGTTTTCTGTTCTCGTAAACAATCGAGTGGGAGTGAAATCAGGTCCTTCGGGGACTATCGTCAGCTATCGAAAATCTGCCATAACGTATTGATTTATAAGGAAATGCGTCGCGACAGCTATCGGTGGCTATCGCCGGCCAGCGGAACAGGTTGGCGGTAGAAGTGGCGGTAAGAACTGGAGGCCGGATTAAGACCGTCCCGTTCACTACTCAGACCAAAGCCGTCTTTGACGGTAAAAGTCTTCTCAGGAAAGCTGGTTTTATGCGGCTTTCCGAGCATCAGCAGGTCTCCTGACCGCTGACGGTAAAAGCCGTCGCGAACCGGAGAAAAAACCTCGATGCTCACCGACACTGCACTACGTAACCTCAAGCCTAAGTCCAAGACTTACAAGGCTTTTGACCGAGACGGAATGTATGTGACGGTATCGCCCGTCGGTACCGTCACCTTCCGCTACGATTACCGTCTCAACGGCCGCCGCGAGACGCTCACCATCGGCCGCCATGGGCCTGCGGGCGTCTCGCTGGCCTGGCTCGCGAAAAGCTGATCGACGCCAAGAAGGCCGTCGCCCAGAGCAAGTCCCCGGCGCTGGAGAAGCAGCGCGAGAAGCGCCGGCTGACCGCCGCCAAGACCTTTGGCGAGGTGACTGAGAAGTGGCTGGCCGGTGCTCGGATGGCCGACAGCACGAGGGCGATGCGCAAAAGCATCGTCGATCGGGATATCCTTCCGGCCTTCCAGAACCGGCAGCTCAACGAAATCACCGCCGATGACTTGCGCGCTCTCTGCAACAAAGTGAAGGCGCGCGGTGCGCCCGCCACCGCGGTACACATCCGCGACATCGTGAAGCAGGTCTATGCCTTCGCCATCCTGCACGGCGAGAAGGTGGACAACCCCGCCGAAGACGTGGGCGCCGCGTCGATTGCGACTTTCGTGCCGAAAGATCGCACCTTGTCGCCGTTGGAGATCCGCGCTGATGGCGCGGCAGATGGAATCGGGGTGGCCACTTACCCGACTATCCGGCTGGCGCTGCGCATGATCCTGCTGACGCTGGTGCGCAAGAGCGAACTGATCCAGGCCACCTGGGATGAAGTCGATTTCGAGAGCGCGACCTGGACGATCCCGAAGCAGCGGATGAAGGGGCGCAACCCGCATGTGGTCTATCTGTCGCGCCAGGCGCTCGACATCTTCGTGGCATTGCACACTTGCGCGGCTGGTTCCAAGTTCGTGTTGCCGTCGCGCTATGACGCCGATCGCTGCATGTCGAACGCGACTTTGAACCGGGGCACGCAGATCGTGGCCGAGCGCGCCAAGGCCGCTGGCCTGCCGCTGGAACCGTTCACCGTCCACGACCTGCGCCGTACCGGTTCGACACTGCTGAACGAAATCGGCTTCAATCGAGATTGGATTGAGAAGTGCCTTGCGCACGAGGACGGACGGTCTTCGCGTTCGATCTACAACAAGGCAGAGTACGCCGAGCAGCGGCGCCACATGCTGCAAGAGTGGGCCAATATGGTCGACGCCTGGATCGACGGGGCAGAGCTACGTGCCGAAACTATTGCCCCAGAATGTGGTGGTGCCGGTGCTGAGTGCCACGTTTTGAGCAAGGGGAGCACTCCCTCCCGGATATCGACTGCCGCGAGGGTTAGTGGTTTGTCATTCCAAGAAAAAGATCACCATTAG